GCAGTGCGGCATCATCAACAGCGAACGTGCGATAATGAACCCGACCTCAACAGTTGACACAGCCGGACAAGCTGCGATGTACGGAGGAGCCGCCGCTACCGGCGTGTTCTGGGGTCTGTCTGTGCCTGATGTCGCCGTCATCATGTCCATGGTCGTTGCTGTGCTCGGCTTCATTGTCCACGCATGGGCCACGATCCGTAAGGACCGTCGCGAAATGGAGCGCCACGCCGCTCTGATGGCGTCGGGCGCGACCACGCACGTCCAGCTTGATAGTCTACAGGCACGCAACGAGCGCGTTGACGAGGCATAGGTCTTGCTGTAGCGCTCTATGGAAGCGGAACAGCGGAGACAGACGTGACCACTAAGAAACTCCTACAGCGCACGGTTAGTTCCTACAACAAGCACGAAAAAGCAGAAGACGCTGCGGCGGAGTTGGGCATCACCCTTCGCTACATGCGCAAGCGGCTAGCCGAAGCCCGCGAACATTTCCCTGAAATCAAGATACGCCCCGACCGTCCCAAGGCTGGCGGGGTAAAGCTGACCGATCAGGAACTGCGTGACGCGCAGAACCAACTCTCGATCTTCGGCACGATTGCAGCCGCTGCGGATGCCGCAGGTATCTCTGCTGCCGCGTTTTCGAAACGTCTGAAGGCTGCGGAACAGCGCGGCGTGGCCGCTACGGTGACAGGCTCGAACGACGCCACGAAGCCTGTCGTACGACCGCTGCCTGAGAAGGGCAAGATCGCGCGCTACATCCTCACCTGCGCCCAGAACAACACGCTGCTACACGAGCCGACGTGGCTGGCCTTGCAGACCTGCGCCGACCACTATGGCGCGGAACTCATGGTGTCCACGTTCACGTACAGCAAGACCCGCGACGGCTCCGGCAAGCGCGGCTCGAAAAAGGCCAGCGACGGCGACGACCAGTGGTACGACGACCGTATCGAGCCCTTCGTGGCTGACGCCATGATCCAGCTTGGCAAGGGCCTGATCTGGAACGGCAACTTCAACAACTGGCCGACCGCGAGCGAGCCGCTGTCCGGCCTCGCCAACTACAACTTCCGCAACTCCTCCATCTTCCCGCACGTACGGCAGCACATGCTCAGCATCCCGACGTCGCCTTCCGACGCGGCGAAGCTCCAGTACACGACCGGGACCGTCACTAAGCGCAACTACATCCAGCGCAAGGCCGGGCAGAAGGCGGAGTTCGACCACATCTACGGCGGGCTCCTCGTGGAGGTGAACGACAAGGGCCATTGGTGGGTCCGGCAGTTGAACACCGACAATGCTGGCGGCATCTACGACGTGACGCCGGACGGCCCCATCGCGTTCTACGCTGACCGTGTCGTACGGCCCAAAGGGACCGACAGCGTCATCTGGGGCGACATCCACGAGATACACCTCACACAGCAGATACGCGACCTGTGCTGGGGCGCACACGGCGCGCTCGATACGCTGAACCCGAAGCGGCAGGTCTACCACGACCTTGCGGATTTCGAGTTCGGCCACCACAACCGCCGCGACCCCTACAAAATGTTCTCGCTGCGTGTGGTGAAGGGCAAGAGTATCGAGACGGAGTACGCCTCGACGCTTAACTTCCTCAAGTCCGGCCACCGCAAGGGTGTCGAGGACGTCATCGTCAACTCGAACCACGACCGCCACTTCGAACGCTACCTGCGCGAGGTGGACTGGCGCTTCGACCTAGACAACGCAGAGTTCTGCGGACACATCCACCTAGCGTATCTCCGGGCGCTCCGGCAGGACGTAAGCTTCAACGCGATGCAGTGCGCGGTGGAGTATATCAATGGCGGCGGCATCAAAGAAACGCTGTGGCTCGCGCCCGGCCAGTCGTACGTCGTCTGCAAGAACGACGGCGGCGGCATCGAGCTTGGCTTCCATGGCGATCAGGGTCCGGGCGGCTCGCGTGGCAGCCTCAAGAACCTGTCGAACCTCGGGCGTAAGGTGGTCATAGGCCACGGACACGGGGCGGGCATAATCAACGGCGCATGGCAGGTCGGGGTCATGGTACTTGAGCTTGAGTACGCCATGGGCTCGCCGGGGAATTGGTCGATTTCCTTCTGCGTCATTCACGAGAACGGTAAGCGGCAAATGCTGACGGTGTTCGATGGAAAATGGCATGCTTGATACTCCTCCTGATGAGCTAACCCCGGAGGAGCTAGCGGCGTTCCGCGCAGCGGCAAAGAAATTGCAAGCGAACTACTCGCGCCGCCGGACACGGTGGTTTCTGAAACAGGGGCGCGAGTACCACGCGAACCCCAAGCCGGGGAGGCCACGGTGACGGATACGAAAACTCTTATCGACAAGCTCGATGCCGATCAGAAAAAACCAGCCGACGCGAACTACTGGAGCCAGACCTATAGCGGCGCGGCGTTCTACTACAACGAGGGCAGCGCCGAAACGAACCCCTACTTTCTGGAAGACATCGCGCACCACCTCGCCACGATCAACCGCTACGGCGGCGCGGCCATCTACCCCTACAGCGTAGCACAGCACTCTGTCGCCCTGTCGGTCGCGATCTGGGACGCCACACACGATCCGGTACTGTGCCTCGACGCTCTGTTCCACGACGCGGAGGAAGCCTTCACCGGCGACCTGCGCACGCCTATCAAGGACCGCTGCCCGGAGTTCCGCGCCATGGCCCGCCCGATCAGCGCGGCGCTGCGGCTCGCCATGCGCGTCTACGACATCGACGTGCCTCTGGTCGAGAGCGACATCGTTCGCGCGTACGACCGCCGCATCATCGCCAACGAGCGCACCTTCGTCATGCGTCCGGCTGACCAGCCGTGGTACGGCATGGAGGGCTTCGAACCCATCCCCGACCTGCCGCCAAGTCTGTTCGAGGAGAAACACTGGCGTACGGCGAAGAAAGAATGGCTGAACCTGCTCGACGCCTATGCTGTGCTCGCCAAGGCATTTGCCAAGCCGCTGCCGGTCTACAACTTCGGCGTCACGTCGCCGTACAACTGCATCGCCTAACCTGTCTGCTACCCACGTCCCATAAACGGTCCAAACGCACCACGGAGGCTCTAATGACCGAGAACTACATTTCCCAAGATACGGCCCAGCGAAAGCGCACGCCCATGGCGGCGGGGCTGCTGGACTACTTCCCGGCGGCTCTGGCAGCCGTCGCAGAGCACAGCTTCATCGGAAACGAGAAGCATAACCCCGGCCTGCCCCTGCACTGGTCACGGGGCAACTCGTCTGACCACGCAGACTGCATCGTACGACACGTCGTTGACCGCGGCACGTTCGAGTACGTCACGTACAACGGCGAGGAGTACAAGGTCCGCCACTCCGCCGCTCTGGCGTGGCGCGCTCTGGCGCTGCTGCAAGAGGAGCTTGAGGCAGAGGGCATGTCGCCGGGCCGTGGCTCACGGTTCCCCGAGGAGCTTCACATTGGCGTGGACCTTGCTTCACCGGGCGGCGACCGCTCTGCCATAGCGACGTGGTACAAGGACAAGCTGTTCCTGCACGGCTCACAGTGGGTCGAACAGGGGCTGGACGATCTGGCGAAGGCGCGCGGTCACAAGCACGCTCAGCCTCTGTCGTTCAACAAGCTGCCGACGTGCGGCGTAAGCCCCGCCGACGTGGCGAAGTTCTACAGCGGCGACTATGACGTACGGGTCGTGGCCGACGAGCCTAGCTTCGAACTGACACCGAAAGGGCGCGCGGAGGTGGCGAAGAAACCGGCGCGGCGGAAGAAGCGGGCGACCCCAAAACCTGCTCGCAAACGGAAGTAGGATCGGCCTCACACAGACGGACTGGAAACCCCGGCGGGCGACTGCCGGGGTTTTCGCAATAGAAGGTGACGTTGTGCTCCACGATCTGACAGGCAGAGCCGTACGTCAGCACGTCACCGTCGGCCAGCAGGATCGGCGGGTACATGCGCCGTACGGCAGACTTCGTGAGGTAGTCGTCAGCGTTTAAGCCAACTGGGGAGGGCATCGCCGCGCACGATGTCAGGAACATCGTGAAGGCTAGGATCGCTGCGGGCAGCAGCAGCTTCAGCGCTTTCATTGGACTTGTCCGCTATCTCGGCCTTGGTCTTAGACCCGGCCAGTTGTGCTCGCAGTTCGGCCTCAGTCTTACCTGCGGTGCGCGCGGCGCGCAGGATGAGGAAGCCCGCTAGGGCGATGATGGCAGCGATGACGCTGCGTACGACTATGTCACTCCAGACCATTTGATACCCTCTATGATTGGCGAGCCCGGCCCGCCGACCTGCGTCTTGATCTGGCGGCGGTGGCGGGGGTGAAAGCTGATGTGCATGACGCCGCGGTCTTCCTCCAGAATGAACTGGTCGAAGGGCACCCACAGGTCAGGATGCCCCACTAGGGCCGTGGCAAGCTCCGGCGCGGCGAAGCGCGTGGCCCACTTGGGGAACAGAAAGTCACAGGCGAAGCCTAGCGCGTGGTCGCTGTCAGGCACGCCGCCGACGGCCTTGTTCAGGACAGGGCAGCGGTAGCCGGAGGTGATCTTGATAGGGCCGTGGCCCATCTGCCGTACGACCTCCATGTACTTCATCGTACGACGGAGGTTCTTCTCGTGCTCTTTGCTCGGCATGTTCGGAATGCCTAGCCGCAGCGCGGTGTCGGATTTCAGGAACTCAGCCATGCGGAAGTGTTCAGTGGCAAACAAAAGGGGCCTCCCCGGTTAGGAAGGCCCCAAGTTACGCGCCGGTGGAGGCGTGGTCAATAGTGCTAAGAGTAATCGTGCGTCATGTCCTTGAAGGACGTTATCAGCGTCATCATGGCTTGTGCGACCGCCGACGGCGAGCCGTAGAAGTTGATGGTCACTTGCGCCTCGCCTTCCGACGCCGGACGGATGGCCTGTGCGTTGACGGCGACCGGCGGCAGTGCCGTGGTAGCAGTCTTTTCTGCGTGGGCGTGCATGTCCATGGCGTTCGGCGCGCTAGGCGTAGCTGCTGCCGTACGACGTGCGCGTGTTGCCTTGGGTGCGGGGGCGGCAGTTTCCACTGGCGGAGCCGGTGGTGTGTTCGGATCGCCGTCAGCGTCACTCTGGATAGCGAGCCCCATAGCGGCGTTGATGTGGTCGGCAGCAGCGTCAGCAACAGACACCTCCTCGACTTCCTGCTCGACTTCCGGCTCAGCCGCCGGTGCGACGTACGAACCAGCGCCTTGCAGCTTGCCTTGGATGGCAGCGGCCTGCGGGTTGGCAGGCGGCGCGGCTTGTGTGGCGGAAGCCTGCTGGCCCCAGCCGCGCGGTACGACGCGTGCCGGAGGCGGAGCGGGAGCCGCTGCGGGCGCTGCCGGTGCGGCGGCGCGTTGTTGTGTAGGCTGTGCCGGAGGCGGCGGAGCCGCGCCCTGTGCTGGCAGTCTGCGAAGTTGGGTCATGTCGTCCTCCGTATCAGTACCCGAAGCCGTCGGGCGCGTTGTTGGCTCACCGTGGAGCACCTGTCGCAGTCCCTGCAAGAGACGGACCTGCGTGGTATCCTTGTCTTCTAACGCCGCGAACACGACCTCGTCAATACTGTCCTTGACGATAAGCCGGTGAATGACGACGCGCTCGCTTGTGTTGCCCTTACGACGGATGCGACCGATGAACTGGTTGTACGTCTCAAGGTTGAAGTCTGACGAGAACCAGCACAGGTGTCCTGCGCCGCCCTCTTGGAAGTTAAGGCCGTGGCCGACCGACTGCGGCTGGCAGAGCATGACCGGCAGCTTGTTGGCGTTCCACTCGTCTTGCAGGCGGATGGCGTCTTTCTCGGACACACCGCTGCCCATATACGGGACGTCCCAGCCGAACTCTTTCTTAAGCCGCTGCTGGATGCGTTCAAGGTCGTGGTGGTACTGGTAGGCCACGAGCAAGGGTTGGCCTTGCAAGCTCTCTACCAACTCCACCAGCGCGTCGATCTTGTCCTCGTGGATGACGACGTACTCGCGTTTCTTGCCCGGTATCTCGGCGGTGTAGACTGCGCCGTTCGCCATCTGCTTCAGCTTGGCATACACAGCCGCCGCGTTGCCCGCGGTGATGACGCTGCCCTCGATCTGGATCAGCATCTCCTTCCGCATTGTGTCGTACGTCTTACGTGCCTTGCTGCCCAGTTCGATGAAGATGTCGTTGTCGCGGCTCGCCGGAAGGTCGGTGTACTCCAGCCGGTAGACGATGTTCTTGATACGCTCTTTGATGCGGGCCTCGCCGCCCTTCTGTATCTTGTAGTTGAAGCCGTCAAAGTCAGGCTGGAAATAGTTGTCGCGGTAGTGGCTGTAGAACGGGCCTAGCGATGCGCCGCCGTCGATCCAGAGGAACTGCCCGAACAGGTCGAGGTAGCCGTTCGGCGCTGGCGTGCCGGTCAGGCCCCACTTGCGCGCCGTACGAATGGTGGCTTTCTTCAGAGCCTTGAAGCGGATGCCGGTGGCGTTCTTGAGCTTGGTCAGTTCGTCCGCGATGATGGTGTCAAAGGGCAGCCCGCCCTTGCCAGCGTACTTGCCGCATAGCCATGGCAAGCCCTCGTAGTTGATGAGAAACAAGTCCACACCGCCTAGACCGGGTTGCAACCGCATACCGTCGGCTAGCAGCTTGTCCTTGTTGGGGCCGTGCAGGAACTCGATTTTCAGGTGCTTCGTGTGCGACCACTTCGCCGCTTCCTGCTTCCATGTAAGTTGGCAGATACGAACCGTCGCCATCACCAAGCCACGCTTGGCGACACCAGCTTTCTGAAGCTCCGTGAATGCCGTCAACGATATAGAAGTCTTGCCCGCGCCGACGTCCGCCCATAGTACCGCTGCTCCATTACGGATGAGGTGTTCGACCGCCGATGCCTGCCCCGCCGAAGGTATCCAGACGTTGTGCGAGGGCGCTAATCGCTTCGTTTGGCTCGTTGTGGATGTCCACGTCATGCCCTGCGGCCTTCAGAAGATTGATGATGTACTCTTGCCTTGCACTAGTCGGGCCATCGCTCGACTTGAACTCCACCATGTAGCAGTGGCCGGAACCGAAGTAAAACCTGTCGTCAGGCCAGCCGGTCGCCGCACCCTTGCCCTTGTGGTTGCGCTCGTGCAGCCCGCCGTGGGTCTTGTGCCACGCCACAACAGGGTCGCGGACCTGCTTCTCAGTTAGCCGACGAGACACGGGCCACCACTGCTGCCGCTGAAAGGGCACCACTTGCACTTGCTGTTCTTGCGCGGCGCGAAGTGCTTGTCGAAGAACATGGGCTCGACGCGGAGCTTCCACTTGGCCTTCAGCGTCGGCAGGCTGTCGCGCTTCATGTGTCGTACGACCTCCTCGCCGCTGTCGAGATACCAGAGACGCGTCTCGACGGTCTGGATGTCGGGGAAGCGGAGGAACGCGCTCATGCCGAACTGCTCTACCTGCTCCTCGTTGGTGTCGTACTTCTTGCCGGTCTTGTGGTCGATCAGCGCCATGTGGCCGTCGCCGTGGTTGATGCCCAAATCCACGATGTTGCGGACCCATGCAGCCTTCGGCGGCTTGGCAAACCAGCCTGTCACCTGCCACTGATCGGTGAACGCCCACTGCTGCTCGGTGAACACGCCCTCGGGGTTCTTGCGCAGCAACTGGAACAGGTCAGCGAAGGTGGCAAGCTCGCGCGGCACTTCAGAGCCTAGCTCGTTGCACACGAACTTCTCAGCGAGCTTGTGGACCGCGTTGCCCCGTACGAAGGCTTCGTTCTCGCCCTCGGGAATTTTGATGATGTACTTGTAGGCGAACCGCGCCGGGCACATTTCATAGTCCGCGAGGCGGCTGTAGCTCCATGCGTCCGGCAGCTTCAGCGGCTTGTTGTCGTACGTCGCAGAGTATCCGAGAATGTTCATTGTTTCACCACGTACTGTGCCATCATCAGGTTTTCCTTGACGAGCTTAAGCATAATGTTCGCGTACTCTTGCGCGCCGATAAACTGACTGCCCGACGCCGCCACGGCCACTACAGGTGCGGCCTCCACCACCGGCGCAGCCGCCACGGGTAGGAGTTTGACGTACGGCGCAGTTGCCGCGACACCCACGCCCATGCCGACCAGCTTTAGGAAGCCGCGGCGTGACGGGGTAGTCTCGATCATTTGGCGTCCCTCCGGCGCATGTTCTGCTTGTGCGTAGTCAGTTCGAGGTGGTCAGGGTTACAGCAAAGCCGGACCTTGCACAAGTGATCGACTTGTTTCTTGCCCGGTATGAAGCCGAAGAAATGTGTGAACATGACGAGGTGGACGGCAACAGTCTGTCCGTCGAGGCACATCCTGCCATAGCCACCGCCACGGCCCTTGCCGGAGTGCGGACCAGTCCACATCCAGCACGGCGTCTTCCAGCCCATGTCCCTTATCAGGACGCGCTTCATGACCTTGTCGAAGATGGTTAGGCGGCGAGTTTCAGCCATTTGGTAAGTGCCTCCTCCTCAGTCTCGCCCTTGCCGGGCTTCACAGCATCGCCCCATGACCAGCCCCACTTACCGGCAGAAAGCATAGGCACGGTAAGACGCTGACGGCCCATTACCTCTTTCAGTAAAAGCATTTGCTCCAGAGCGCATTCTATTGGACAACTGATATTGATTTCATCGTATACGGTAACAAGAAAGCGCGTGCGCGGGTCGCGGCGGGGGTCGTGGTACCACTCGATGATGGCCTGCTTGGTCAGGTCCGCGGCGCTGCCCTGTACGAGATAGTTCAGCAGCTTGTAGACATAATCCTTCCACTGCCCTGTGTCCTTGTCGCGCTTCGGCGGCTCGGGATGGTAGCGGCGTCCGCCCCATGTGATGATCGGCAGCTTGCGCCCGACGAGCCGCTTGATTTCGTCGTTCAGGATTTTCATGCCCGGCAGAGCCTTGGCGTGGACGTCCTTGAACTCTTTCGCCGTGTCGCGGTTGCAGTTCAGCGCCTCGGACAGGCCGGGCACGCCGGAGCCGTAGATCGTACGGAAGTTGATGATCTTCACCTTCGTACGGTCGAGCTTCGTGTTCGGGCTAAGCCTCTGGATTTCGCCCATGACCAGCGTGTGAACGTCGAGGCTCGGGTCTGCCAGATAGGCCGCGTGCAGCTTGCCGCTTTCGAAGTGACCGAAGACCCTTAGCTCTTGGCCGTCGAAGTCTCGGTGCAGAAAGACGTGACCCTTATCGGGCAGGATATACTGCCGCACGAGAGGGAGTGATGGAACGCCCAGAAAATCTGGATGGGTGTAGCCGTCAGGGCGTCCTTCAAAGTCTTTGGAAATGTTGAGGAAGTTGGGGTTGGTCGTGCTTGGCCGTCCAGTTCGTGTGCCACCTTCGCCGCCTCGTGTCTGGTTCCAGTTGGTCGAGATGCGCCCGTCCGGTCGCCGCATGGCCTGTGCCAGCCACGGCTTCATGAACATTTCCAGACAGGTCTTCAACCTGTTGCGGTAGCCCAGCACCTGAAACAGTCGTACGTCACGATAGTTCTCGGGCAGCAGGTTGACCTTGCTAATGGACAGGTCGCCGTCCTTGGTCAGCGTCAGACTGCCTTGCAGCGCGTCGGCGTGGATAAGCGCTTGGCCCACGTCAGCGTCAGCGTCGAAGTTGAGCCCCGGCGCTTTCAGATACTCGCGCAGCCAATCCTCGGCTTTGTCGAACGCCAGCGTGTAGGTAACGATGTCGGTCTGTAGGCGCGGCCCGTCGATGGCGATGCCGTCGCGCTCGTTCTCCATAAGGATCGGCAGAAGTTGGCGCTCTCTGTCGTACGCCGGACCCATGCCTTCTGCCAACACGCTGGCGTACAGGTGCTCGAACAGTGCCTCCGTACGGTCGGTGTCGCCTACGGCGTACGGCTCAAGAATGTCGCCGGGCACGAGCCAGTAGAACTCGCCCTGCTTCGTGACCTTGCCAGCGCTGCGGTTCAGGCGACGTCCGGTGTGCTTGTAGACGTAGGCGCGGTTGATCCAGAGCCATTCGCCCACGGCGTCCTTCTCGTCAGCGGGCCAGTTCAACATGTCGGCGCACATTTCTTTCAGGCCCATGCGCCTGTTGTGCGGGTTGTCGAGGTAGCCCAGAAACATCGTATCGTGGATGCGGGTCCAGTCCGGCACCTCCAGCCCGAAATGATACCGGGCCACCGACAGGTCAAACTTCGCGTTGTGGAACAGCATCGGCAGCGTGCTTGCCCACAGCGTCTCCAGAACCTTTTTGGCTGCGTCGTACGTCGTGTTGTTGCCGCTCGGGTGGCCCCAGCGCAGATACAGCGACACGTTGCCCGGCATCTTCAGCACGACGCCCACCGGCACCGGCGGCTTCCACGCTATGTCCTCGTCAATGGGGTGTGTTTCGAAGTCTACTACGGCGCAACGTGGGATCATTCTGGAGCATCCATACCGTTGGCGATCATCCACACGAGATAAGCCGCTTTGCGGTCCCAACTCGCTTCATTTATCGTGCCACCATCGCTGAACACGACACCGCTGTCGTACGTCGCAAGCTTTTCCAGCAGGGGGTTGAAGGTGTCTTCGAAGAACGTCTCGAACTCAGTGCGCGGCATATGTCCCTCCCGAAACATAAGAGGCTGGAGCCTACGGCGAACAGTTGCGCTGCGCCGACTTACCCCAGCCTCCGGTCCCGCCCTCCGCCATGTCCCAACTCCCGCAACGGAGACTAAGGGTCATGGCTTTCGCAGGTGTATTTGACGGCGGCACCGGATTTGAACCGGACCCGATGACCGCGGTGGAAACGGTCAACCTGCCCATGCAGCCTTCCGCCGATAGCTCTAGCCCCGCTCGCGCAGCGCCTCGATATACAGGTCGCGGATTTGCTCTTGCTCCGTACGACCGGCCTCGTCCTTGAGGAACGATATGGCCTGCCGCAGGGCAGCAGCGTCATAGCCCGCGGACTTGGCTTCCTTGAAGTAGGCACGCTTCTCCTCGGCCACTTCAGCAGCGCGGTCTTCACAGTCCACGATGTTGGCGGCGAGCGAGCGCAGCTTGTCGATAGCGGCCTGCTGCATGCCGACTGAGTTGTGACCGATGTCGGCCATGTTAGTTCTCCACGTTCACGTCGGCGTCGGCAGCGCTGACAACTTGCTGCTCCGGCGGCGGGTTGATAAGGCTCTCCACGACGCCAGCGACGTCATGCGACAGGTTCATCGCCACCTGTTCGAAGTAGTGCAGCATCTCGCCCACTACCTCGTTGAACTGGTCCTGCGGGAGCTTGTAGGCCCCGGCCATGTTCGCCAGCGCGTCCGACAGCATCAGGATAGCGGCCTGCGCGACGGTCGTGTTGGTCGCGGTGTGAGCGACAGCGCCCTGCACGAAGACTTCGTACAGCGCCTTGATTGCCTCGCTAACTTCGGCGGTAGCAGCCGGAGTTTCCGTGGCGTCGAGTTGGGTTTCTTCAGTCACGAGTAGTCCTCCGGTTAGCGGCGGCGGATGCCTTTGCCGCGTTGTGGTCCGCCGTCGGCTGACGGAGGTGAGTAGGGTTTAGCCATGGTCGGCGCGATCTGCTCGTGCCGGGCTTGGATGGTGTCGAACAGTTCGTCCGGCAGCGCTTCCACCATTTCGAAGTTGAGGTGGAACTGGTCCTGTGCGTCCGGCACAAGGAAGACGCGCGTGACTACGCCGTACGGCGGACGACCCAGCGTGTCAGCGATCTTGTTGACATACTTCGTCCAGTTCTTGACCGACGTCACCGGCAGCTTCAGCGTCACCTGATCGGCAGCCGCGTAATGCTCCGGGGTATCGTACAGGTCGAGCGTACGACCGCTTTCGTCCTCGCCGTAGACACCGGCGGGCAGCATCGCGAGACGGCGACGGTTCTGGCACGCCTTGCCCTTGCCTTGCGCGGCAGAGCCCCACTGGTTGTGAGGGCAGACGTTGCAGCCCTCGGCCTGCGGAACAAAATATTCCGGGTGGTTCTGCATCGTCTCGTGGGGCACCATGTCCTCGTCAGAGCGACCGAACGCATAGCACACTGGCGCGTTCTGTTCCTCGGGGTTGTAGCGGCCCTCGTAGAAGGTGTTCTCGCGAACGGCGTCGATGATGACGACACAGATTTCCGTGCCAAGCTCGTCGTCGCCAACGCGGAACACGCCGCCGCGCGTTGAGAAGTAAGACGTCGTCGTCTCGGGCTCGTGCTGGCGGAAGTCCTTGGCCGCTGCGGCCCACTTGTCGCTGTTGAGGGCGACGGCAGTGCCGGGCTGGTTCGTGATAAGGTTGTGCGTCATGTGGCCCTCCTAGACCTTTGTGACCGAGACGTCCGGTATCAGCACCGTCTCTATGCCCGGAGGCATCTGGTCGGCCTCCACCATGTCCATGACTGCCTTATCCGAAGTGCGCTTCTGAAGCAAGTCAAAACGCCGGTTGACAGCGATGAAGTCCCAGAACTTGTTCCAGTCGTTGACCTTCGGAATTTCCTTGTCCTTGATCTGGACACGGTAGAGCCGCCCAGCCGCGCCGGTGTCTTTTCCGTCCGCGCGGCTCTTTTCAAGGTTGCGGACCATGTGCTCGCGCAGTTCGCTTTCGCGCGACTGAACGGGCTCCACCACTTTCTCCATGGCGAGCCGGAAGTTGCGCGTCTGCGCGTACTCGTCTGCGACAGCGCCCATGCTTTCAGGAATGGGGTCGCCGGGTTTGTTGGGTCGAAATGACATCTAAGCCTCCGCTTGTTTCCGTCTAATCTGCAATCCTCGTGCCGCCTCGCCAGACTTCAGCCGGTGTTGGCCGTACGTCGGCCACTGCCCCGCCATGCGATCAAAGTCAGCCTGCGAAATCGGCTTATGCTTGTACTCGTCAAACTCTGAGACGACAAGGAATTGTTGGCGGTAGCCTTGGTACAGAAAGCCCTCGGGGTGATCCTTGTTGAGCAAGTACGTTATCTGTGCCTTGCGCAGGTCGCGGCTGATCTGGCCCGACACTGTGCCGCCCTGTTGTCTGCCGTACCCCAGAGACACCGCAATCTCGGGCAGCATGATGGCAAGCTCGTCAGGTGTGTAGTACGGCCTGATCGGCCAGTTAAGGATGAAGTCGCCAATCTCTCGGGCGCGCGCGGCGCGGTCCGGGTTGTTGCTCGTCTCGTTGTTGTCAGCCCAGATACGCATCTGGTCGAGCATGGATAAGATGTAGTTGCCGTGCGCCTCTTTCATCTGCATGCCGATACGTTCGATGGTCGAGCGGCCCTCCGCGGCAGCCATGCGCTTCTCTGCCGTCATCGGTGCGCGCGGCGGCGGACGCCAGCCCTTTAGGTCGTACGACAGCAGCCAGTGCCGGAGGTGTTTGATGCCGCCGCGGTCGCGCCAGTCCAGCACGCGGTCATAGAACGCCGCGCCTTCCGGGTGTGCTGCCGGGCTCGATACCACGAACATGCGGCGGTCGCCTTCCTCGTGGTTGCCCACCTCGGGGTGGTTGGACGTCAGCACCACCATGCAGCGGTTCTTGATCTGCCTGCCCTTACGGTACAGGTCGCGAAGCTGCTGGTCTGCGTCTGTGATGTAGCCCTTGAGGTTCGATGATCCAGACTTGGACGACACATATTTGGGCTCGGCCTCGTCAAACAGTACGAACAGGCATTGCTCCAGCCACGGGTTGAACTCACTCTCCAGCGAGGAACTAGGGATGCTTACGCCGTACGACCCAAAGCATTCCTTGGCGATCTTGGCCCACAGGGATTTACCAGAGCCCTGCAAGCCCACGCCGATAAGGGTGATCGCGATACCCAGCAGCTTGTCGGGGTTCTGATACTTCCAAATCAGCAGCTTGATAGCTAGGTCGCGGTCCTGCTCGGGCAGCAGCGAGAACACATACTCAGTCAGGTCGAGGAAAGGCTTGACGTCGCCGGGCGAACTCTCGGGCAAGCCCTCCCACAGGTTCAGCGCTACGCCGCCCTGCTCGCGTTGCACCGTACGGTCGAGGGTTGTCGGGTCGAAGCATGTGTCCCGATAGACACGGTGCGCCTCGTGCGTCATCCACTCCGCCGCTAGGGACGTGGTCTTGACCTTGTTGCCCTGTGCGCTGGCCTGCGTGATCTTCAGCTTCGCGAACTCGGACCCGGACAGGAACGCCGCCTTGTCGAGATAGGCGCGCGTTGTGAAGTCGTACAGGACGTTGTCACTCTCGATGAAAGCCACCTTATCATTCAGCGCCAGCACTTCCGCGTCACTCTTGCGCAGGTCCGGCGCGGTCTTGATAAGCTCCTCCAGCGCGTCGATGCCGTGCGCGAGGATGAAGTCGTCAAGGCCCATTTTAGAAGGCTTGCCGTCAGGTCCGGGCGGGCCGAACGGGAGCATAATCAGCTTCACGCTAGCCCCGCGCTTCAAGCTCAGTTCCGCGGCGAGGCGGTCGGCAGCAAGTCGTACGTCAGGGTTGGTTTTGTAGTCGCTATCGTACACGATGTAGACCGTACGACCGGCCCACGGTATGCTCGCGAGGATCGGCAGAAGCTCGTTGCCAGCGCCCTTGTCGCGGAAGTTGGACACGCCGCCCAGTCCGATGACAGGGTATCCCAGCGCGCACGCCATGACGGCTTTCTTCTCGCCCTCGGTGATGAAGATAGGCTCCTTCGGGATGTCGAACACCTGCTGCCAGTCGAGGAACGGCGCGAAGTACGCTTGCACGCCAGAGCCCCACGGCTGGTCATAGCGCTGCTGCTTCGTGCCCTTGGGAGCCGGTGGCAGACGCAGGTAGCGCACGCGGGCGAACTGATATTCTACGCCGCCGCGCCGGAACATAAGGGGCAGCAGGCCGTTCTCGTCCTTGTCGGTGTGGTGGTAGTACGGGAGTACGACAGCAGGCAGAGCTTTGAACTCGGGGAAGATGGTGGCCGCGTTGTCTACGTAGAAGATGCCCGACGCCTCTGCGTCAGCGAGGGATATGCCGCTGCGCTCAAGGTCGGCAATATAGCGGGGGTCCATACGCGCTCCGGCATGTAGGAAAGGGTCTAGCTCTTACGTCGCGCAGGCGGGCGTGTCAACGGCTTCACCTTGCAGCCCTTGGGACAGGGCACGAGCTTGAAGCTTTTCGAGCGTACGACACCTCTGCTGCCGCAGACATTACACGCTGGCTTCACTCCACTCACGTGCACCAGCAGCACAGAGCGTGCCAGCTTTATGTCGTCAATGCTCGGCGGAGGGCCTAGGTCGTACGGCCACGTCGCGAGCCCATGGTCAGGGTGGCAGAACTTCACCACGCCTCGGAACGCCGTCTGCACGGCCTCCTCCGTCGTCGGCAGGTTGAGCCCCAGTAGGCGGGCTGCTTCGGCGGGCTTCATGGCTGCATCGGAGCTAAGTGTCGTACGACCTGCTCCTCCCACTCCGCCACAGTCAGGGCGTATATCTCACGCGCAAACTTTCGGGCCATGGCGCGCGATGTGTGGGGCCACTCCCGACGCGCGCGCTCGATGTCCCACGGCATAAGGTACTGGAACGCAAACTCACGGGTTGGCTTGACGCGGAAGGTGACGATCTGCTCGGACATGCTGCTCGCATAGTCGTGGTCACGGCTCGCCAGCATGCGGTAGGCGTCGAAGGCGCGCAGACGATGTATGCGACCGTCACGCTCTACCAGTTCGGCCAGCCGCTCGTTCTCGCGCACTATCTCCGCCGCCCTGCGTGTCTCCGCCGACAGGTCGCGTCGTACGATGTTAAGCTGGTAGCTGATTTCTTCGTTGGCAGAGACGACAGCCCCGTGAAGCTCTTTCCACACGCCGACCTGCCTATTCATGAGCCGTACGGCGTCCATGCGCCGCTGCTCGGATACGATGGCCGCAAGCACTGCGCAGACGCTTACAATGCCAAAGCCTATGGTCAGATAGTCAGTCATGCCTCCACCTCTACCGGGTAGACCGTGACGATGCCCACCTTGGCACCGCATTTGATGACGGGCTTGCCGTCCTGTGAGGAGATGATGCGCGCCACCACGTTGCCGTCCTTGTCCTTGATAGCGACGATGTGGCCGCGCTCGGTGGCCTTGCCTGATGCCGTACGACTGATTCGTATGGCAGGCTCGGGGCATTGCCAGCCGCGCTTGTTGTTGGCCGCGATGACGTTCTTGCAGACGCTAAGCACGCTCATGGCTGCCCCAGTGTTCCTTGCGGTACGCGCCCTGCTCGTCCATGCGCTCGACGCCGATCAGGATTGTCTCGGGCGCACCAGATTTGCCGGTGATCTGTACGCGAACCATCTTGCGACCAAACGGTGAACAGTTCGCCGTACGATCTAACTGGCGCTCGCGCCGCTCTTTCATCCGCCACTTGTGGGCGACCATGTCACGCATTGTTTGCCTCCTGTAGGGCCTGCTTGTTGTTCCAGCGCTCGGCCTCGTTCAGCGCGCCGATGACCTTCGCAAGTTTGTTGCGCAGGTCTGCGATGTCGGTGTTCTTGGGCACGCTACGGCCCCAGCCGGTAGGCATGCCACCCAGTGCAGCGTTCAGCGCGAAGTAGATCAGCCGCTGCTCCGTGTGCTCGGCTGTGATCTTGCGCTGCGCCTCGGCGTCCTCTCCGAAGTAGAGATACCAGCTTGACGAGCGATACGACGAGTTGCCGCCGACCTCGCGGAAGTTTCCGCCCCACTTGGGTCTGTAGAAGCTCAGTTCGACCTTGCGGCCTTGGCGCTCGAACCCGACGCGCAGTTGGCCGCTCGGTGTCACGCGTACGACAGAAGCCTCGTAGGCATCGCCGCCGTTGTAGTCCTTCAGAACGATCAGGCATTTGTCGCCTGTCTTCACTTCGATTGGTGTGGTCATGCTGCCCTCCGTATGTCGTACGCCTTAAAGGCGGCGAACAGTGTCTTGTGGAATGTCGTGCCGTCCGGCCCCTCGACGCTGAACCCTAGGAACATTCCCTCTAGGTCGCGCACGGGCAGGATGCGTATCACGCGAGCGTGCCCCACCGGAAGCCCATGTCGGCCAGCACAGACATCAGCACCATCACCGCGACGATGCCCATGGCTACGTAGACCGCGCTCCAGAGGGCGATGAGTTTCAGCCACGTCTTCAGATTGTTCAGCATTGTCAGTCCCTCACGATATGCGCCAGAATGAGCGCAACAACTAACCCGGCCAGTACCATGCAAACTCTACGCCTGTTGTGTCAGCCCCGACAGAGGATGTCGTACGGCAATCTCTTTCGCTTCCAGTTCCTTGGCCGCTTCGTTCGGCCCGATCCACACGTTAAGCTGTGCATCGCACGTATCCCATGACACCTTGACATCGTCCGGGTCTGCGTCACGCCGCAGATTGCGCCGCTCACGTTTCTTCTGCCACTGGAACCGCACGCGTATGATGGCGATGCCGTCAGCGCGCCGGGACATAGCCACGCGGGCTGTGTTCGTACGGTCGATCAGGTCGGCCAGCGTTAGCTCCAGAGGCATCACGTCAAGCCCGTCGAATAGCTGCCAGCCGTTCTCGCTCACGAAGCGCCACACGCTGTCCATGCCCGCGACGTCGAACTGCCACGGGTAGAAGGCGAGGAAGTCGCCGGTCTGTGGATGCACTGCCGCCATTCGTACGCCGTATTTCACCGTACGACCGTCAGGCTTGGCCTCCGTGGTTTCCTTGATATCCTCGCGCAGGTTGGACAGGATCAGGGCACACGCCGCCGTCATTGGCGAGCGCTCCATATCGCCAGCGCTGTTTGTCAGTGCCCAGTCCAGAATTGTGCGCCCATGCTCCGCAATCTCTGCGGGCCAGCGGATGTGTGCTTTGCTGTGCGCTCTGCCCATGGTCTAGCCTCCAGCCTCCGCCTTATCACGCGCCTTGCGAGCACGCAACTCAGCCATAAGCCGGGAATGCAACTGCATGTCGGCGTCCTCGGGGTGAGTGAACGCGGGCTGTATCCGCATGCGAACCAACTGCGCGTGTCGTACGGCATCAAACTGCGATGGCATGTGCAGGAAGCGCCAGATCAGCGCCGCCTTGGAGGGCGTGAACATGGCGGACCAGTTCACATGCAGCACGTTGGGCGCTGTGATATCGGCCAGCCTACGATCCGCGTCCCAGTCCAGCCATGCGCCTTGCCGGTGCGTGTCGAAGTCCATCAGGCTCGCGCGCACCTCACCGACGGGCCTGTGGAGCACGAGCACAGGGCATTCCTGCACAGCGATGAACTCGGGCCAGTCGTAAATACCCGTGCATGAGACGCTGTCGTACGACGCATCCCAGTCGTTATAGTGCGTGTAGTACAGCGGGTCGTGTACGCACACCTCGCCGCCGTACGTCAGCCAGTTAGCCGCCCATGTCGTGCCGCTCCGTGGCAGTCCCATGACTATTCGCTTAAGCACAGAGCGTCCTCCACCTGAACCCATGTGACGCCGTCGGCCAGCGTATAGCCGCCTTCGCCGGGGTGGGCCAGTCCCAGCTTGTGCAGGGTCTTGCCGTCCTGCTTGCGTATCCAGCACCATTCCTCGTGGACGGTGTCCGACAGAAGCACGTCGTATGTGCCGGGCTTGAATGCCGTAAACGCTACCATCACGCTCTCCGCTTTGTCGTACGACGTTGCTTGTATTCCTCGGGCTGCCACCGGCGCTCCCACTCCTTCGTACAGAAGTTAGGGTCGGCTCTCGCGAAGTCACGGCCTAGCACGTTGGCAAGGTGGGCCAGCGCACTAACACCCTTTTCGTCGCCGTCAAGGTCCGCATAGATGATGTGGATGGCGATGCGCGCCGCGATTTCGCGAGTGTTCATGGCTAGAGGGCCTTTGCTGCCGTACGGGCGTCTTTCTTGGACGGGTGGCCGGTCCAAGCCTCGCGCCAGCGCTCGCGGTCGAAGTGCTCGTTGTCCCGTGCGAACAAGCCTTCAAGCTCGCCTGCCAGTGACGCGACAGCGCTCAGCGCCGCCGTGTTGTCCTGCCTCTGATACGAGACGCTGTGCCGGTGCAGAAGCTCCGCAAGCGGGGCATAGTGCCGGTGTTGGAATTTCGGTGCAGCCATTGTCAGTCCTCCAGTGTGTCGTACGTCCTACGCTGTGCGCAGAACCTCGGTTGTGATGCCGTCAGCGTTGCGCTGGACGATGTAGTTCCCTGCGCCCCACAGGCGGTGGGCGGTCGAGGATGCCGACGCCGCTGCGATCTTCTGCGGGTAGGGATCATTGCTGATAGTGGCAACGTCGCCGGGCTGCATGCCGCCAAGCATGGCCTGCATGTAGGTCGAGCGCTCGCCGTGCGGATAGGCAGCTTTGCGCGGGGTCGCGCGTGTCACCGCGGGCTTCACCTCAAGTGTGCCGTACGTCGTACCGTCGGGCAGGTTGATGCGATACTCCGCTTTCAGTCCGGTCAGGACAGACAGCAGGCGGGTCAGGGCAGTCTTCTGGATGTCGTGCATGTTAGTCCTCCACTGTGCCACATCGGGCGAGAAATGCTTCTTGCTTGTCAGGATGCAAACCTATTGCCAAGTCACGCGCTAACAGGTCGAGGGCTCCATGTACCATATCAACGCCCTCGGGGTTGCTCCAGTCTTTTGGGTCGTACGACATACGCACCTTGTTGATGGCGAAAGCTATCGCCTCGACGTTGTAGCCGTACGACATGGTCAGTCCCTCGTTATGCTGCTGCCCTCGGGCAGGTTAGCCGCCAGTGTCTGCGCCGCTTCGCGTAGCGCTGCTGCTGCGCCCTCATAGTCACGGGCCTTGAACTTGCGCCCTAGGTGCCTCTCCGCCGCCGCCATCATGGCCTTGGGCGTATAGGCGCGGTTCGGTATCATCTTCGTTGTCGCGTACATGCGCAAGCCGCTCGCCAGCACTGTCATGGCGTAGACGTTGACCGCGTCGGGTCCATTGAAGCTGGTCATGGGTCAGTCCTCCAAATGCGCCGCAGCGCGGTCAAGCTGTGCCACGTAATCGCGCCAGTCGTCTGTCGTACGGCGCACAAGGTCGGCCCTGTCGTACTCTGCCTCTCGCAGTGCATGCTTCAGCTTGCGCTCTACCGGGGCAAAGATGGCCTTCACTTCAAGCCCCACAGGGGAGCTAGGGTTGAACTTCGGTATCATGCTGCGTCATCCTCTGCATACGCGCTCTCGATACGCTGGCCCGTGTGACAGCAGCGCATGTCGCCATCCTCCCAGTTGATATCGCAGGACACGACGCGCCATCCTCCACTGTCGCGCTCGTCTATGGCTTGCGCTATGATGTCGGCATGCTCCTCCGCCGCGTCGTACGACATAGTCTCGCCGTCTGACGTGAGGAAATACTTAGGGTAGCCGCCCGGCCAAGCGTACCTGCCATCGGCTAGGTCGCGGTTGAAGTGCAGGCGCGTGTAGGGTTCGCGTGTCACTGGTCAAGCTCCTCATCTACCTGCTGTAGCCATGCCACCTGCACAGCGCTCAGTTGTTTCATGCCGTGTCTGCCGCCGTCCAGTTCGCCCTCACAATAGGCGCACATCAGGGAGGAGCTATAGCGCTTGTCGTACGTCTCAACGAAAAAGCGATTGCCGTCGTCTGGCCCCATATCCGTGCATTCGAAAACTCGCAGGCCGTTCGCCTTGGCTATGGTCTTTTCACGCGTAGATGACATGGCTATGGCCCTCCTCGAAAGCTTCAAGCGCATGATCGCGCTCGTTACGTTCCACAGCCTCGCTCGGGGATGCTAACCACCAATTAACGCGGCCCTCTGCATTGTCATAGACCGCGTTTATTGCGCGCTCGACGGCCAGTGCCCGCGCGGGTTGCAGACTGGAGCTTGTCCACTCCGCACAGTCGCAATCCATCTGTCGTACGACAAGGCGAACCATGCCGCCCTGTGCGCGACGGTCGATAGAGTGCTGTAGGGCCTGCCGCTCGGCCAGCATGTCCTCACGCTGTATCGGGTTGCGGCGCATTACCCGGCGCATGATCGCGCGTAGCGTGCTCGGGTCTTCCTTGCGCTTGCGGCGGTGTTGATATGCCATGGCTAGGCGCTCCTCAGTGTTGTGCCGTACGGCGTAGAAGGTGAAAGGGTGCAGTCCTTGTTGGCTACCATGCCGCGCCGCTTGTTGTCCTCGCGCTCGATGGTCACTTGCCCGTTCAGGTGTGGGGTTATGACTGTCGCCATAAACCAGCGCTCGCCGGGATCGAAGCTCGGGACCAGTACACGGTCGCCAGCGCGGAAGGGTGATATGATCGCCATGGCTAGGTCGCTCCTCTCACGTAGGCCCACAGGGCAGCTAGGCCGCGCGGGGCAGGCTTGACCAGTGCGCGCATGGCGAGCGCTTCGCGCTTGGCCTGTGCTCTGGGGTCGTACGACACAAGCGGTCGTGTGGGTTCAAAGGTCATAGGTCAATCCCCTACAGTTTGTGGGTTTGTTTGAAGTGGGCCACGGCGTACGCTACGCCCTCGCTAGTCCATACCTGCCCCGTGTAATAAGCCGCCGCCTTGCTGTACAGGCTTGCCTTGTCCGCCGCTGCGTCCGGCTCGCTATAGACCGCGTGCAGCACCTGCCCCGCGCGCTTGCCTATGTCGGGCACGTAGATAGTCAGAAATCCGAACATGATAGCCACTCCGTTGTATGTCGTACGATGGAAAGACACGGGAGGGGAGCTAGGTGGCTAGCTCCCCCTGCCGGTCAGCCCTCCTCAATCATTGCCAGCATCAGCGCTGCACCTGCCGCCGTGTAGAGCGTCAGGCCGGGCTTGCCCCAAGCCGCTACGCCGCTAACCGGGCATGTGTAACGCGTCTTGGACTGACGCTTAGCCGTTGCGCGCTTGCCCATCAGCAGGGGCATGCTCGGGGGCACGAACCCGGACAAGCCGCCAGCAGCGCTCAGCGCCATGTCCTGCGGTGTGCGCCAACGGATCGCCCACCCTTGGGCAATCAGTGCGTCAGCCGCCTTGCAGAACGCCTCACCCTCAAGCACATAGTGCGTCATCTGAACGCCCGTTTCCTTGCCCATAAGCAGGCCAGTGTTGGACGGGTACAGGCCGACGGCTTTCATGTAGTCGCCCCACTGCTTGTTGTGGTAGCCGCCCGGTGACGGCTTGCCAAAGTGGAACTGTTGCAGGTGGCACATCTCGTGAACCAGCGTTGACAGGATGGCCTTATCGGTCCGGCCCTCAAAGCTTTCCGGGTTCATCGCGATTTCATCGGTTTTCCGGCCCTCGCCATCGGCGGAGATAAAGCCCTCCGTCAGGAAGTAGCCACGGAACCGGCGCGAGCGAACCAGCGTGATAAGGCACTGCGGCAGCTTGCCACCGAAAAGGGCCTTGTTGAAGTAGTCATAGGCAGCCTGAAAATCGCCGTACTGTTCTTCGGTCGGGCGATCAGCCTTGCGGGCGATCAGGGCCGGAACCGGCGGGCAGAGGGCCGGAACGGGGTACACAGGCAGGTCAGGTTGCAGCATTTTAGTCTCCACCGGCTTTGCAGGGCCAATCCCTGCCGTCCTTCGATAAGATGACCATACAGCACTGTCTTAGCATGTAAACGGGAACAAACGCGGAACATACATCTTTTTTGAAAATACTTTGCCGGGTCCATTATCAGGTGAAGGGAGAAAAGAACGCGGCGCGCGCGTGACACAGATAAGCTAACCAGTCAATAACGTAATGCATCTAAGTGCCGCCTAAGCCGAAAAAGGTGACATGCTGCTAATGGGCCTAGGAAGCTCACCCATAAGCATTAGCGGTCTAGGCCATATGGGTACCAGAGCCCTCGTGTAACGCGATCTGGGAGGGTTCACGGTTTGTTCCGCTTTTGTGCTGCTTATGTTCTGTATTTGTTCGAGTTTTGTGCTCGAAATGTTCTGTGTGTAATTGGGACACTTGGCCGCTTCGTGTCGTACGATGGAAAGGGGAACGATGTGTTCCGGGTGGCTAGGCCGCTCCGAACCTAGGTTATGATAACGTGATAATATGTCCCTATTTCATTTACTTATGGGACACCTTATCAGGTTGTCTCACTACAGGACACGCGCCCACTCGACCCCGGCTGTGCCGAAATGGATCGCCCCACTGTGGTACACTCGTACCTTAGCGGCGTAGCGAAATGGTACGTGCCAATGTAATACACTGGGCCACATTGTGCATTAGCAAGAACCATGCCACTGCGCGGCTATGTTACATGGCATGCATATTGCATATTGCATTATCACTGTGTCATAGTGGGACACGGAGTGACGTAGCGGCATGGTCGCTGTGCCAATGTGGGTCACTATGCAAGCTCCGTGCCACGGCGGCTGTGCCGCTCTGGGACATAGGGGGGGGTGCTTCGGTGCTGAGTGGTTTGTTCTGTGTAACGGGGCGGCACGGAATATATCAATTTTTGGAGCTGGGTGCTAACATACACGGGGCGGCAAAGCATTATCATGTCAGAAATACGCATACAAACTTCTGACACTTAGCCCTCGCAGCGGCTAAGTCGATTTTATCCGCTACAGGGGCTTGACTTGCACGAAAGCCTTGACCCCCACGCCGCCTCGTGGCACAAACCGAAATCATCATTTCCATAGGCCAGCCCCATGACCTGCGTAATTCTAGTCGGACAGCGCGGCGCGGTCAGCGACACCGATAACGTCGGCATGCTGGAGGCCAGCATCGAAGTGGCGTCGGGCGACCTGACCACCTCGTACGCCGTCGTCTACGACCCTGCGACCTACCCGCTAATCAACACCGGCAGTCGGGACGAACTTCACCGCAAGGTGGACGTCTCCAGTGATTTCGCGGTGGACATCGTCGCGTGCCCGGACGGGCAGGCCCCGGCCTCCATCCCGCCTATCCGCCTCCGCCCGCCTAGCGGCGGGGTTATCGCGTACGGCTGGCAGATGAGCGGCCTTGACGGCGTGATCTACGCCAAACTGCCGTAAGGTCACAGCATGGGTGGGTTTACGTTCTCAGGTGGCGGTGGTGGTGGTGGCGGCGGGGCGGTAAGCTCCGTCTTCGGTCGCGTCGGCGCAGTCGTGGCGGTGGCTGGCGACTACAACGCGGTGAAAATCACCAACACGCCCGCGGGCACGATTTCCTCGACCAACGTGCAAGCCGCGATCAACGAGCTTGACGGCGACATCGCCGCGCTCGTCACGGGCGTATCGAGCGTGTTCGGTCGTACGGGAGCCATCAGCGCTGTCAGCGGCGACTACTCCGCGAACTTCATCACCAACGTACCGGCTGGGAACATCGCGGCTGTCGAGGTGCAGGCGGCGATCAACGAGCTTGACACGGAGAAGGCCGGGCTGGCCCTCGCAAACCTGTTCACGGCAAACCAGCAGATTACAGGGATCGGCAGCGGCCCCGCCCTCGCCATTTTCCAGTCAGGCGGCAACGGACTGAACGTGACCGTCACCGGCGGAGCGATGGGGAACTTTATCGCTGACAACACCGTCGGCACGCTGAACTACACGCGGTATGTGACCGGGTCGGGCGGTCCAAACTGGACGCAGCGCAAGGCGCGAGGCACACTCGCCGCACCACTTGTCGTTATCCAGAACGACCAAATCGGATCAAATGTGTTTGCGGCGCACGACGGCACAGGGTTCGTGACCTCTGCGCAAATAACTGCCGCCGTCGTCGCAGCAACGCCCTCCGCAACGGACATGGAAAGCAGGTTTACGATCAGCCTGTGCGCGCCCGCTGCGGTGACACTGTCCGAGTTTATGCGCTGGGAATACGACGTCGGCATCAGCATGTACGGCGCAAACCCGGTCATTGACGCCAACCGTATTTTCCGGCCCCGGTCGTACACTGTCGGCACCCTTCCGACGGTCACGGCCACGGGTATCATCCATTGCTCGGACCTTGGCGGCGGCGCGGGCCTGCTGTCGTCGGACGGTGCGGGCTGGGTGCGCGAGGACAACTCCGGCACCGCGACTATCGCGACCGACGCCGGGCACACGTTCACATGGACGCGCTTGACCGACGCGCCGACGATCCGCGGCAACGCAACCCTCACAGCCCTCCGCACTGCGACCCTATCCACGACCGGCTGCCGTAACGGCGACCGCGCGCGCTTCGTGCGCCTCGGCGGCGGGGCGTTCAACTGGGCTATCGCTGGCGGCACGACGCTGAACCTGACGGCTGCGAACCAGTACTGCGAGTTCGAGTTCGACGGCACGACATGGAACCTGATTGGCGCTGGCACGCTGCTGCCGGGAGCCGACGTGCATGACGAGGGTGTTGCGGTGCTGGCAGGCGCGACGATCTTGAATTTTGTCGGCGCTGGTGTTACGGCTACCAACGCAGGCGGCGGGCAGGTGGACGTGACCATTCCGGGCGGCGGCGGTGGCTCGGGCATGAGCATCGGCGTCTACATCGGCCTTCGCAATTCGAACTACATGTAAGGGAAATTCTCTATGGTCGCCAACGTCAACCCGATCTTCACCGACATCCCGAATATCGGGTTCGTCAACGGCGTCACTGCCGCCAACACGGCCAAGGACGGCACCGGCACGACTGACTTGATTTTCACGGCAGGCGCTGATGGCGCGTTCGTGCAGAAGATCAAGATCAGGCCCCGCGGCACCAACGTCGCGACTGTGGCGCGGTTCTTCCTCAACAACGGCGCGACACCGGCCACGGCCACGAACAACATGCTGTACGAGGAAGTCGGCCTCCCGGCCACGACCAACATCGAGACGACGTCCATTATCGGCCTCGAACTCCCGATGAACATCGCGCTCCCGGCAGGCTGGCGCATCTACGTCGCCCTCGGCACGGCTGTCGCAGGCGGCTATGTCTTCACGACGGTCGGCGGCGACTACTAATGTTCTCGCCGCAGCCCAACATCCGAAGCGACAGGCGCACGACGGTTTTCACCTCCAAAGGTGCGGACCTTCAAGCGTACAACGTCCCGCCAAACGCGGTGGCGATTGAAGTCCTGATGATCGGCGGTGGCGGTGGCGGTGGCGCAGGGTTCTCGGCTGCTGCCGCGGCAGCCCGCGGAGGTGGCGGTGGCGGTGGCTCGGGCGGCTTATGCCGTCTTACGCTGCCCACGCTTCTGCTGCCTGACACGCTGTATTTGTCGGTCGGCCTTGGCGGCGCTCCCAGCGCAGCAGGCGGCGCGAGCTTCCTGTCCCTGCGTCCGGCGGCTTTCGCGGCTGCAACTGCCATCTACTCCGCCGCAGGCGGCGGCGCTGGGGGTACTGGTACTGGCGCGGCAGTGGGCGCTGCGGGTGCGGCGGGCGCTATCGGCACAGACGCGTACTACTCGCAACTCGGGCCTTTCCTAGCCATCGCCGGGCATGCCGGTGCGGCTGGCGGAGCCGTCGCTGGCGCTATCGGCCCGGCCTCAACGACCAACAGGCTCGTCGGCGGCGGCGCTGGCGGTGCAGGCACAACGGCGGCTGACTTTGCAGGCGGGCTGATTACGGCCCAAGGCTACCATCCGCTCATTCCCGGCGGCGCAGCAGGCTCGAACAACGGTTTTGCAGGCATCACGGGCTGGAAACCCCTCACCGGCAGTGGTGGCTCGGGCGGCGGCTCCAGCAACACAGGCGTCGGCGGCGCAGGCGGCAACGGCGGGCTCGGCTCGGGCGGCGGAGGCGGGGGCGGCGGCACGACAGGGGGCGTAGGTGGCCGTGGCGGCGACGGCATCATCATCATTACGGAGATATTCTAATGGTCACGAAAGTCCTTCAGCCGACCAGCTTCTACGCCTTCATCTTCGACCCCGCAGACCCCATGCGTGTGTCGGATTACCACGTCAATTTCGTGGAAATCACGACGTACGACGACGGCTCGCAGTATGTCGGCCCGGAAAAACAGGTGAACTCGACCGTGGCCGTCGAGCTTGGTCTTGGCATCGTGGCGGAGCCTTTGGAGTTGCAAGCGCAACTGAACGCTGCTAATGCTAAGCTATCAGTCTTCGAAAACGATCCAGCGACCTTCTGGAGCCGCGTTAAGTATCTGTTCACAGGGAAATAGCCGTGTTTAACCCTCTCGCAAAGAAAATCGTAGAGGCCACGCAGGCACCGGCCCGCCGGAATGCGAAGCCTACGCAAGTGCAGGGCAAGCCTGTGCCCAAATCCACGACTGTACAGGGTCCGTCGAAAGACCCGGCCATGATTGCTGCCAACGCGGCAGCGAAAAAGCGTTCCGACGCCTACATGGCCCAAAAAGCAGCAGAAAACGTCGTACCCAAGATCACACGCAGATAACGGCCAGTTAGGCGGTCGGGAGGGGCCACATGACCACTGTTGCGTACAAAGACGGCGTAATGGCCGCTGATCGCGCCATTTCCGGCGGCGGTCACATCGGAACTACCCGCAAGGTAACGCGCCGCAAGTCGGACGGTTCCTTGATCGGCTTCTGCGGCACAGTTTCCGTGTGTCAGCGCTGGGTGGAGTGGTTTCTGGCCGGTGAGCGCGGCACGGCCCCCACACTCGGCACCGACGAGGACAGCGCTTCGCAAATTATGGTCGTACGACCGGACGGCACTGTGGAAAACCACGACAGGTACGGCAAGGCCATGTTCGAGGCCCCGTACTACGCCATGGGCTCTGGCGCGGACTATGCGCTCGGCGCTATGGCTTTCGGGGCTTCCGCGCGGCAGGCCGTGGCATCGTCCATCAAACACGACCATTGCTCGGGCTATGGCGTCCAGTTCGTGAAACTGGCTTGACGTACGACGCAGGTGATAATACGTTTCCGGCATGTCCCATGTCTACACCCCGGAGGAAATCGCCATTATCCGCTCGAATGCGGCGGCGGCGGAGCTTGAGCGCAAGTTCCTTGACTTTGCCATGCCCGTCATTCCCGAGGCGAACCTTGTGCCCAGCCGCGAGCGCACGCGCCGGTCGGTGAATTTCGTGTTCGAGGCCCTTGGCGGCGAGCTTGCTTATGCAGTTTGGGCGCACGAGAACAAGACCGAGTTCTACAACAAACACTTTGCCAAAACGCTGGAGCGGCAGGTGGAAATCAACGACAAGCGCGGTATCGAGGACTACATCGACATTATCGACGGCGAGGTTGTTGACGTAACTCGGCAAGACATGCTAGAGGAAGATTAGCACAAAACCCCGCCGGGGAACGCGCGTGCTTGGCCCACTTAATGCCCAGAAAGGCAGACGAAAATGACCTCGACCCCGTACTACCCCCAGATTGTTCTGGTCAAACCGGCTGCCGCTCTGGTCGCCAACAGCCCCTACACGCTGTCGAACACCGCCGTTGGCGACGTTCCGACCGCGACAATCACCGGCCTCAACGGTCGCCCTGACCTTTTCGTCGGCAAAGCGGCGCAGTTCACCTCCGGCGCATCCGCCAACTACGAACCCGGCGATTTCTACAACGCCACGTTCGGCAAAGACCCCAACGCACCGTTCTCGGCTGGCGACACGTTCGCCATCGTCCTGCAAGGCTACCCGATTGCCACGCTGCGCGCCTCCGCCGCCATCACTGAAGGCGTCGAAGTCGGCCTCGCGGCTGCTGGTCAGATCGTGGCGCTTCCCGCTGCTGGCGTCCGCCGCATCGGGGTCACGCTGACTGCCCAGACCGTCGTGAACGGCCTCGTTGACGTCCTGATCGACGTCCAACCAGCGGTTCCGGTAGGCACTCTCGCCTCCCTCGGCACGGCTGCGGCTGCTGGCGTCGGCGCTCGCGCCACCGTCACGGACGCCTCCGCCGCCTTCGCCTCCGCCACGGTCGGCACGACCATCACCGGCGGCGGCGCGAACATCACGCCTGCGTTCTCCGACGGCGTCAACTGGCGCTTCGGCTAACAGTTCCGGGCAGGGAACTGGTGTCCTTACTAGCCCGTATGGGGCCTGCGTTTCCTCCGGCGCAGGCCCCATTGCTTTTTGTAGGAGGACTACCATGAGCGACGAACTCGATAATGCAGTCGCGATCAGCGACCTAGAGCCCGCCAAAAAGGTCAAGAAACGCAAGGCCGTACGACGGAAGAAAAAGGGTGACATACTCGACCCCTACGAGTACCTTGCCGAAACCTTCGGTAAAATCCTCGTGGAGCCCGTCACAGTGTTGCCCAAAGATTGCCACTGGTACGCGTGGAAAGGCCCGGCTGACGCAGCGGCAATGTTCATGGACACGCGCAAATTCGAGCCCTACACGTACTGTGCGGAGCTTAAAAAGCGTCCGCCCGAGGCCACCGGGGCCGTGGTGTTTTTCTAATGGCAATGTCACCCGCACAGGTAATCGAGCGCGTCCGCGTCTGGCGGAGCGATTTCACCATGTTTGCGAGGCAGTGCCTGAAAATCCGCGACAAGGGCTCGCAGGTCGTGCCGTTCGTGCTAAACGAGCCGCAGAAATACGTCCACATGCGTATCGAGCAGCAGAAGGCGGAGCGCGGCTACGTCCGATGCCTCGTTCTGAAAGGACGCCAGCAGGGCGTATCGACCTACGTAGAGGGGCGGTTTTACTGGCGCACCTCGCTCTTTAAAAACCAACACGCCTTCATCCTGTCGCACGAGCAAGCCTCCGCCGACGCCATCTTTCAGATGGTGGACCGTTATCACCGCGGGAACCCTGTCGCGCCTGTAACGGGCCGCTCCAGCGTCAAGGAACTGTCTTTCGAGAAGCTTCAGTCCAAGTACGCGGTCGCTACCGCAGGGTCTAAAGGCGCGGGCCGCGGCCAGAACAACACCCTGTTCCACGGCTCCGAAGTCGCCTTCTGGAAATCCGACACCGAACACTTTGCGGCGTCCGTGCAGACCGTCGCGCTGCTGCCGGGCACAGAAGTAATCCTCGAAAGCACCGCCAACGGCACAGACGGCGAATTTTTCAAAAAGTGGCAAGACGCTGTCCTTGGGATTGGCGATTACATAGCAATTTTCGTGCCGTGGTACTGGTCAACTGAATACCGTCGTTCCTTGCCAGAGGCTTTCGAACTGGACGTGACGTCTGAGGAAGGCGAGATGTCTGAGGCGGAGTACGCAGCAGCGTTCGGCCTCGACCTCGAACAGATGTGCTGGCGGCGTTACAAAATCCAAGAGCTTGGCTCTATGGGCAAGTTCAAGCAGGAGTACCCTGCCACGCCTGACGAGGCGTTCCAGTCTGCCGACAAATCGAGCCTTATCAAGCCACTGACTGTGCTGAAGGCCCGCAAGCGCAAGCTGGAAGCCTCCGGCCCGCTCGTGATAGGCGTGGACCCCGCTGGCGACGGCGGCGACCGCTTCGCTATCGCGTGGCGGCGCGGTCACAAGTGCACCAAGCTGGACTTCCGCTTGGGCATTGGCGAGCCCGAGGCCCTACAGTGGATCAAGGATATCATCAGGTCCGACCGGCCAGCGGCTGTGTACATCGACAGTGGCGGCATTGGGCGCTACCTCATCAACTTCCTCCGCGCGGCGGGGCCGGAGTTCGCTACTGTAACGCACGCGGTCAACTTCGGTTCCAAGTCGCAGGCGAAGCACGCGCGCCCGAAAGTGGCCGGGCCGATCAACCGCCGGGCCGAGATGCACGAGCGGCTGAAACGGTGGCTGGAGATGGAAGACGGCCCGCAAATCCCTGACCGCGATGACTTGCAGGCTGACCTTACGGCAACCCCGATCAAGCCTACGCTGAGCAACGACCTGCAACTCATGTCGAAGGCCGAAATGCGCGCCAAGGGCCTGCGCTCGCCAGACTTGGCGGACGCCCTAGCGCTAACCTTTGCTGACCTAACGTACTTTTCGAATTGGCAGGAGCCGAAGCCTGTCCCAGACCCCGGCATCATTGACAGCTATGTCGAAGTGCGCGATACCGGGGAAGTCGTGGACCCTTTCGCCACCGCCGAAGCTAATGCATGGATGGGACTGTAAGTGGCAGAGCTAATCAACACACCAATCGTCCGCGATAGCTTTGTTATCACGACGGACGAAAACGCGCGTGTTGACGACGACGGCAAGCCCGTACCCGAAGCCCCGAAATTCAAGCTCCCCGAGGGCTTTGACGACGAGCAAGCCTTCCTCCGGTATGCCGTCCAGACCTACAACGACGACGTCACCGCAGACTTCCTGAACACGGAAGCTATGGTGGACGACGCCCGGTTCGTGATCGGCAAGCAGTGGGACGCGACCACGGAGCGCCGCAGGCTCGCGGCCAAAAAGCCCGTCATGACCATCAACCGCCTGCCTGCGTTCATCGCACAGGTCATGGGCAACCGCCTGCTCAACGAAACCGTCATCAAAGTCATCCCTGACGAGGGCGGCACCAAGGAAAAGGCCCGCGTACGGCAGGGCATCATCCGCGGCATCGAGAAACAGTCCAAGGCCGAACAGGCGTACGACACAGCCCTCCAGTGCAGCCTCATCGGCGGCTTGGGCAACTTCGCCCTCGACCACTGCTACGCCAAGTACGACGTCTTCTACCAAGACCTGAAAATCGTCCGCATCCCTGACGCGACCGCTGTCGTGTGGGACCACATCGCTATCGAGCCGACAGGCCGGGACGCGGCGCACGCCTTCGTTGAGGAGCGCGTCAGCCGCAAAGCCTACAAGAAAGCCTACCCATGGGCGCAGATGGGCGAGTTCGGCGGCGACATGAGCTACCTCGCGCAGTTGACCGCGACGGGCTGGTACACGGTCGATACCGTCCGCATCACCAAGTTCTACCGTATGTGCCACGAAAAGCGCACCGTCATCATGCTCGCGGAAAGCGGCAAGGTGATCGACGTCACCGGCCAAGACCCTGCGACGTACGAGGGCAAGATCGCCGTCAACCCGGTCACGAACGAAGTCTACAAGCGCGAAACCATGCGCCCGTACTGCGAAGTCTACAAGCTGTCGGCCACCAACATCCTAGAAGGCCCCACACGCTTGAACACCTCGCGCGTGCCGGTGTTCCGGGTTCCCGGCTGGGAAATCTTCATTGGTGACGAGCGTCACCGTTTCGGCATGGTCCGCTTCGCCAAAGACCCGCAGCGCATCCACAACTACTGGCGTTCCGTCATCGTTGAAAAGCTGATGCAGTCGCCCCGCGCGAAGTGGAAGGCGACCAAGGAAGCCGTACAGGGCTTCGAAAGCAAGTGGCGCAACAGCCACCTGACAGACGACCCGCTGCTGCTGTGGAACGGCGACAGTGGACAAGAACCGCAGGAAGTACAGCCTGCGCAGATCGAGCCCGCCCTGATCCAAGAGGCCAACATGGCAACTCAGGATATCAAGGACGTGCTTAACATGCACGAGGCGGCACTCGGACAAACATCCAACGAAGTGTCAGGAAAAGCCGTAAACGCCCGTCAGCGCGTGTCTGAGCTTGGCTCGGTCATTTATTTCTCGAACCTGAACAACTCTATCGAGGAGTTGGGTCGTACGATCAACGAGGTGTTCCCAGACTTCTACGACACGGCGCGCATCGTCCGCGTGATCGGTGAAGACGGCAAGGCCGACGTTCAGAAGATCAACCAAGAGGGCGGTGTGGACGTCAAGGAAGGGTCGTACGGCATCACCGTCACGACCGGCCCGTCGTACACGACCCGCCGCGTCGAGGCTGTCGAAAGCATGATGTCGATGCAGAACGCCAACCCGGAGGCCATGGCCCCGGCGCTGGACCTCATGGTGGAGAACATGGACTGGCCGGGCGCAGAGGCAATCTCGAAACGCCTCAAGAAAGCGAACCCGCTGGCCGCACAGGAAATGGACCCCGGCGACCTCACGCCGCAGGAACAGCAGGCTATGGCGTCCGCGCAGCAGAAGGCGCAGATGGCCGAAGCCCTCCAGCTTAAGATGCAAGAGCTTGAAATGGCTGAGATTTCGCACAAGATCGCGGAACTCGCGGCACGTACGGCGCTCCTCAAAGCCCAAGAGAAAGCCACCAACGCTACGGCGGTCGGCACCCTCATGACGGCAGAGAAGACCATCGCGGAAACGGCCAAGATCGAAGCCGAGATTGGCACCGTGGGCATGGTCGAGGAAGACCCGCTCATGGAAGGCAACTTGGAAGCGCAGCGTCTCCAGAACGAGCGCGCGCAGATCGACAACGCCGCGGCCACCGACCAGCGCCACATCAACATCGCGCAGTTGCTGCACGAACTGAACCCGCCCGATGAAGCCGAAGTCGTCATGAGCGGCCCGGACCACGAGCGCCCTGAACCCAAGAAACCCAAAGCGGAGAAATAAGATGGCCTTTTCAAAAGCAGGACTTGTCAACAACGGCAACGACGGCGGCACTGTCCCGCCCGGCGCGGCTGCGGCAACGAACGATGAAGCAGGCTTCACGAGCTTCGCGGACTTCGAAGCCCAGATGTCGAAAGACGAGAACCCTACAGCCGGTGCGGCCACCATCGAAACCGACGGCGGCGTGCGCCCGGCGTCACAGATAGAAGATCAGGCCAAGGCTGCGGAAGCCGCGGCTGCTGCTGCCGCGACCACGGAAGATGAAGACGAGGGCGAAGAAACCCCGCCTACAGCCGAGGAAGTTGCCGCTGCGGAAGCCGGTAAAGGCCCTAAAAAGGTCAGCCTGAAAGCCCGTCTCGGGGAGCTTACCCGCCAGCGTCACGAAGCCGACGCCCGCGAGCGCGCCGCGCTCCAGCGCGCCGAAGATGCCGAAGCCCGCGCGGCGGAACTGGAGGCCAACGGCGGCAAGCCCACGGCCAAGGCAGCGCCCAAGACCGACCAGCCCGCCCCTGTCACGGCGGAAGGCAAGCCCAGCGCTGAAGACTTCGAATTTGGCGAGTACGACCCGAACTATCAGGAAGCCCTCGTGGAGTGGCGCGTCGAACAGACCCTCGCCAAGCGCGAGGCCAAAGAGGCTGCTAAGACACAGGCCGACGCAGAGCGCGCGGTCGAAGCCGAACGTACGACCCGCTGGGGCGGTACCATCGAAAAAGGCGCGGCTGCTAATGCAGATTTCGAAGATAAGGTACTGAAGTCCACTTCAGACTGGAAACTTTCGAAACAAATGTGGGAAATGGCTGTTGACAGTGATGTGGGCCATGACGTACTTTATCACTTAGCAAGCGATCCTGCGGAAAGCCAAAGGATTTTCGACCTCCCGCTCACCCGTCAGGCTGCGGAGTTCGGCAAGCTGGAAGTTCGGTTCTCGCAACCGTCGGGCGACAAGCCCAAAAGCGGGGTCAAGGACGGAGCGGCAGGGCATATGCCGTCTGCACCCAAACCCATGTCGCAAGTGCGAGGGGCGGGCGGACAGTTCAAGCCTGACGCTGGCACCAAAGACTTCGCTGCGTTCGAAGCCATGATGAAGGCTGAAGACGCTGCACGGAAAGCAAACCAGTAACAAACAGCCCCGGAAAGGCATCGAGCTATGGCTAACCAATTTCTCAACGAGCAAGTGTATGCGAACGTCATGCTCCTGCTTGTCAAAAACGCCCTCGTCATGGGCAAGCTCGTGGACACGAAGTTCACGAACCAAGTCACGGACAAGAACGGCCTGAAGATCAGCGTCAAGCGCCCTCCGCGCTTCGTAATGACCTCGGGTCCGAACCTCGACCTGCAAGACATCGTGACCGGCTCGACGTCCATCGACGTTGACCAGTACTCGAACGTCCACATCTCGATCACGGACCTCCAGTACGTCCAGTCCTACAACGAACTCATCAAAGCCCAGACGATGAAGTCTGCGGCGTCGGCGCTCGCACAGGGCATCGACAGTTACCTGCACACCTTCGTTCAGAAGTTCCCGTCGTGGGTTAACGCGCCCGGCGCAATCGCTACCGACCTGCCTCTGTCCACTGTGCAACAGGAAATCCCGGTCTGGACCCGTCTCGAAAACCTCGCGGTTCCCTCGACGGACCGTGTCGGCTTCATGACCATCAACGACAACGCTGGCGTCCAGTCGAACCTGATCGACAAGTTCATGACGACCGAAGCGGCCAACGCCATGAAAAAGGCGAAGGTTCCGATGCTGTCGGACATCGACTACTACCGCACGCAGTCTCCGTCGGTCCTCACGACCGGCACGCGCGCGCAGGCAGCCGCTGCCGCCATCAACGGCGCGAACCAGAACGTGAACTACGACACGGTCAAGGACACGATGACGCAGTCCCTGATCCTCAACTCCGCTGGCGCGAACGCTACGTTCCGCAAAGGCGAAGTGTTCACGATCCCGAACGTGTTCCGCATCAACCCGCGTACGCAACAGACTGTCACTGGTTCCACCGGCTCGGCGGAACTCATGCAGTTCACGGTCGCAGCCGATGCTGTTGCCGACGGCGCTGGCGCAGTCACGCTGACGATCAGCCCGCCGATCATCGTCCCGAACACTGGCGGCTCGCTGCAAACTCAGCGCGTCAACACGTCCTTCGCGACCTGCTCGGCCATCCCGGCCAACGCTGCGGTTCTGTCGTGGGCAGGCAACGCCTCGTCCAGCTTCAGCCAGCGCGCCGCATGGCACAAGTCGTCCATCCAGCTTGTGTCGGCCCAGCTTGTGACCCCGGCCACCGGCGTCTCCAGCTTCGCCAGCGACCCGGAAACGGGCATCAGCATCCGCTACTGGCGCGGCTCTGACATCGCCACCGGCGCGCACATCCACCGCTGGGACTGCATCTACGGCGCTGAAAACGTCGATCCTCTGCTCGGAACACGCTTCAGCGGCTTCTAAGCGAAGGCCACGAAACACAGGGAGGCCCGGCTTGAAACCGGGCCTCTTTTGTGTCAGGTTCACTGATCTAAGGCCAAACCCCCGAGAGGAACGCACATGGCACTCTACAACCCAGCCGATCACCCCTATCCCGCCCACCGGCATGGCCCGAACGGCGCGCTGCGCGTTGTGGCGAACGCTGATGAAGACAAGCAGGCCCTTTCCGAAGGCTTCGCCACGCACCCGTCGCTGGTCGGCGCACCGGCAGCGCCAGTCGTGAAGAAAAGCGGCAAGAAAGCCGAAAAGGCCCCGGAAGAAACCGCGCTGAAAGCTGCCATGGCGACCGCCGTAGCCGCCGAAGCCGAAACCTTCGACCGTACGGCAGCCATCGCCAAGCTTGAAGAAGCGGGCTATGACATCGACGCTGAAGTGACGGACGCAGAACTGGTCGAAGCCCTCGCTGAACTGGCGAAGTAAGCCATGACCACGGCGGGCCGTATCGTTGACCGCTGCTTTCGCGAGAACAACCTTATCGCGATTGGCAAGACACCCTCCGTGGCGCAAGCTACGGAGGCTCTTGACTATCTGAACGGCCTCGTCAGGTCGATGCTCGGCACAGACGAGGGCGAACTGCTGCTCGACTGGAATGTGCCGTACGTCGGAACCATCAACAACCGCTTCCCGCTCTACCCGGCGAACCCGTCGCAGTCCGCGACAGACTACCAAGGTCCGCCGCCGAACGCGCGCCTGCTGGTCGCGAACCTCGCGCAGCCCTTCACTGTCTATTTCCAGAACGTGCCGCCGGACGGAGCCCGCATGGGCCTCGTCAACGTGGGCGCGGACTTCACGACCTACCCGCTGACGCTGTCCGGCAACGGCAGGCTGATCGAAGGCGCGCAGTCCATCATCATCAACACAAACCCGACGGCCCCGCTGCTGTGGCTGTACCGGGCGGACCTCGCCAACTGGATCGCCATGGAGTTCCCGCTGGCGAGCACGGACGAAATGCAGTTCCCCGACAGCTTTGACGACTTTTGGGTCGCGCTGCTTGCCGTACGACTTGCGCCGCTCTACGGCAAAGAGCCGAACGCCATCACGGCGGGCATCGCCACGAACGGCATGAAGCAGTTCAAGGCCCGCTACGCGCAGGAAGTGCCGACCGCCAACTTCCCCGACGCGGCTGTGTTCAACAGCTATCAGTCGTACGGAGGCCCCGGCTGGGAGCCGTGGGGCTAAGCCATGGCTGAAGACACACCGCAACCGAACCCCCTTCCGCTTGGTGTTGGCGCGTACAAACGCCAGTACGGCAAAATGCCGGAAATCAAGCTCATTAACCGCTTTCTCGAAAACAACCCGTCGAACGTCGTGGACGGGGTGGCGCTGCTGTCGCGGCCCGGCACCATCGACCTCAACGCCTTCGGTGAAGGCCCCATTCGCAACACTTTCTCGCAGGAAGGCACCTTCAACGGTGACGCTTTCATCGTGTCTGGGAACCAGTTGTTTCGCTACACTAAGGCGGGCGTGAAGACCAACATTCCGGGCAACATCGACAACTCGCCCTCGACCCCCTCCATGGCGGGCACAGACGAGTACCTGTTCATCGCGGACGGCTCGACGCTCCAGTTCTTTGACGGCGTCGGCAGCCGCGCCACCGCCATCCTGACCGGCACCGGCGCTGTCTCGAACGGCGAGACTGTGACCCTGAACGGGTTCGTGTACACCTTCAACACCGTGCTCGGCGGCGCGGGCTCTGTGCTGATCGGGTCTTCCCTAGAGGAAAGCCTCCAGAACCTTGCTGATGCCGTCAACAGCATACCCGAGACTATCGGCGTGGCGTACGGCCTCGGCACGCTGCCGAACACTTTCATCCTGTGCGACTTCAACCCGAAGATTGTCGGCGCAGGCCCCAACTACACCCTCACGTTCTATGCGCGCTTCGGCGGCATCGTCGGCAACGCATACACGACCACCGAGACGATGGTGAACGCCACGTTCGGCGGTGCGACCATGTCGGGCGGTGCGGCGCTGGCGCTGTCAGGCATCCCGACCCCGGACGATGTCGCCATCGTGTCGCTGTGCGTGCTCGGGGGCTTCCTGCTGTGCCTCGTGGCAAACAGCCAAGTCATTTACTTCATCCGCCCCGGCGAGACGCTTATCGACCCGCTGGACTTCTTTTCGTCGGAAAGCCTGCCTGACGAGGGCGTAAACCTGACGACGATTGGCGACCAGTTCTGGTGCTTCAACAAGCAGTCCACGGACGCATTCTACCTGTCTGGCGACGGTGACGCGCCGTTCGCGCAGTTCCAAGGCCGCAGCTTCACCAAGGGCGCGCTGGAAGGCACTGTCGTACGGCTGGACCCGGAAGTAGCAGTTGTCGGACACGACGGCATCGTGTATGCAGTTGGAGGCAACGGCCAAGAACGTATTTCCAACCACGGCATCGAAGAACGTATCAGAAAAGCCCGGAAGCAAGAAAGGCTGAACCCGTAATGACTATCCTCTGGGCTGACAACTTCAACATCTACGGGCCTGCGGGCTCCGGCGATGCCAACATGCAACGCGGCTTCTGGAGCGGTGGCCTGCTGGCCGTCCCGGCTTTCGAAGTAACGGGCAAGCGTTGGCTCCGCGTGAGCGCCACCGGCGGCTTCCAAGCCCGGCGCATCCTCGGCTCGCTTCAGACGTCGCTCGGCTGCGCCATGCGCTTCCACTTCCCCGTCTACCCTCCGGCGGCGAACGCCCGGATCGTTGAACAGGCCGACGGCGTCGGCGCGCGCACGTTCAGCTTGGAGGCCACCAACGACGGCAACATCCGCGTCATGAACAGCGCCAGCGTTGAAGTAACGCGCACGGCGACCCCCTGCTTCTTCCCCGGCACGTCGCACAAGCTCCAGTATCAGATGACCTACAACGCCACGACCGGCGCTGTGGAAGTGCGCGTGGACGGCAGGGCCGTTATCGGCGGCTCGTCTGGCGTCAACGGCGCGAACCTTGTCCTGTCCGGCAACACCACGCAGATCGGCGTGTCCGATCAGGCGGGCTCGGCATCGTCCGACTGGTATGTGGACTTCATGGTCCCGTACACCCTCTCGGGCACGTACAACAGCAACTGGCCGAACATCTCTGGCGTGGCGAACCTGCAACTCAACGGTGCGCCGGTCAACAACTTCCCCGGTCGCCCGCTCCAGCTTTACGGCGCAGGCCAACTCGAAATCCCGACGTCGAGCGGCGATGCCCTCGACTGTTCGGCTGTGGCAGGCTTCGACCTTGGCGCTGGCGCGTACACGCTGGAGGGCTGGTTCCGCCCGAACATCCTGCCCACGGGCACACAGGAAGCGATGCTCTGGGGCAAGTGGAACACCGCCACGAACAACCGCAGCTACCGCCTCGTGCATTACGGACCCTCGCTGAACAACGGCGAACTCCGCTTCGAAATCTCGACCGACGGCACCACCGGCGGCATGATTACGCTTTTCCGTACGTCAGTGCCGTGGGTTCCGATCCGTGGCCGCTGGTACCACATCGCCATCAGCCGCACCGGCGCAGTCACGCGTCTGTTCATCAACGGCATCCAGATCGGCCTCAACATCGCGGACGCCAACACGTACTTCGCGGCGACCACCAACGCCAAGTACGCCGTCGGCGGCACGATGTCCGGCACCGGCACCGCTGTCCAAGCCAACACGAGCTACAACGCTCGCTTTGACGAGCACCGCGTCACGGTCGGCGTCGGGCGCTACACGGCCAACTTCACGCCTCCGGCAGCAGCCTTCCCGCGCGGCGGCGGCGATGCCTCCTTCGCGAGCGTCCAGCTTATCTGGGGCCTCGACAACTCTGTGGTGGACGAAAGCACGACGTCGGTGAAGACCCTCGCGCTTCGCGGCACCGCGGCGCGCTCCACGCCCAACGACGCCTCCGCAGCCTACCTGTCGGCACAGCCGCTGGACCCGCTTGACGAGCGCTATATCGAGACACCGTTCCTGCCTGCCACCAACATCCTACAAGCGTCGGTCAACCCGACCAACGGCGAGACAGTGCGTGTCGGCGCAACGACCTACACCTTCAACACCGTGCTCGGCGCGGCCAACTCCATCCTGATCGGCGCGACGACGCTTGACAGCCTCACGAACCTCACCGACGCCATCAACCTTGGCGCTGGTATCGGCGTTCGCTACGGCACCGGCACCGTCATCAACGCCTCCGCCTTCGCGGCCCTTGGCCCGACAGTGTCCGACATGACGGCGCAAGCCCTCGTCAACGGCGCGGCTGGCAACACCATCGTCTCGACGGAAACCATGGCGAACGGCGTCTGGCAGAACGGCGCGACCTTCACCGGCGGCGCTGACATCCCGGCAGCGTCCGAGTACACCGTTTCGGCCCTGCCGCCGACCACCACCGGCGTTCGCGCCCTGTTTGTCGTTGACCTGTCGTACGTCCCATCGGACAACGCCACGCTCCAGAAATCGCTGGTCGTGTCGGGCTTCTCTGCGGCTGGCGCAGCCAACCCGCTTGGCATCACGCCGTCCTACCGCGGCGACGTGTTCGAGCAAGACCCCAGCACAAGCGCGGCCCTCACGCCCACGTCAGTCGTCAACGGCAGGGTAAGCCTCGCTCGTACGGCATAAGGGAGCTAGGCCATGGCCTCGGCAGTCGCCTTTAGCCCGGAAATCCTCGCGCTTATGGCTGCGGAAAGTACGGGCAGTGCCAGTACTCCGCAGCTTGTGGTCATGGCTGCGTTTGACGCCAGCGTGTACGTGCCAACGGCTTTCACGCCGCAGTTCGCGGCGCTGGCCGTCATCTCGCAGGCCCCGGCTGACAACTATGTGCCGGAAATCGAGCAGTACAGCGTACTTGCCGTGTACGGCACCGGCGCACCGGAAGACTACCGCCTCCGCGCGTGGGGCTTCACCATGGACGGACACCGCTTCTATGTCCTGCACCTCGGGGAGCAGGGCACGTTCGTTTACGACTTTGTGTCGAAGGAGTGGTCCGAGTGGAAGACCGAAGGCTTCGACACCGGCTGGAACGCCTACGTGGGCATGAACTGGGGCTCGGAAGATCGCATCATCGCTGGCGACCGCCAGAACCCTATCGTGTGGGAAATCGACCCCGAAACCTTCATTGACGAGGGCTTCAAGGACATCCGTCGTACGGTCACAGCCATCATCCCGCAGTCGGGCTGGTCATGGGTGTCGCACGACAGCGTGCAGCTTCTGGCGAGCGTGGGCAGCCCCAGCGGCGCGGCCCCGACCATCGAACTCACTTTCTCGGACGACCAAGGCGAGACGTGGCAGAGCCCGGAAGACGGCCTCATTGTGCTCGACGCTGACAAGAACCAGCAGCTTGACTGGATGTCGCTCGGCTCCTTCCAAGCGCCGGGACGTATCGTTAACATCTCGGATTGGGGCGGCGTGGCACGCATCGACCGTGCGACGTACGAGGCAACCTAATGGCCCGTCGTACGATCTTCCGGGCTACCGGCTCGGACCCCATCACGAAGGACACCGTCATCGTCAAGCCTGACGGTACGGCAACCGACACGTTCCTGCGGAACTGGCAGCGCCAGCGGCAGAACAACTCCGGCCTGACGACGGACGCTGAAGCGCTCGCCGCCAAGACCATCACGACCACCTCGCCCATCACCGGCGGAGGCCAGCTTGGTGGCGTCATAGCTCCCATCGCTCACGCCAACAGCGGCGTGACGCCGGGAACCTACACGAACCCCAACATCACTGTGGACGACAAAGGGCACGTCACTGCGGTAGCAAGCGGCAGCGGGCGCTGTGGCATGTCTACCCGGCTGAGCACACAGGCTATCGCAGCGTCAACTGACACGCGCGTCACCATGACGGCTGAGACGTACGACGACGCGGCGTTCATCGACATCGCTGGGCAACCGACACGGATCACCATCCCGGCTGGCGTTACACGTGTCATGCTGTCTGCCCAAATCCTGTGGACAAACACCACCGGCAACAAGTTCGCCCAAATCTGGAAAAACGGCGCGGTCACGTTCTACCCCGGCCAGCCGAACGTCGGTGACAGCACCCTGACCTCCGGCGCTGATCGCCAGATACTAAACACCGGCATTTTGGCAGTCACACCGGGCGATTACTTCGAACTGAATGTGTTCACCTCGTCTGCCCAAAACCTCACGAGCGCCGCATTTTCGATTGTCGCCTTCGCGTAAACGGGCTTGACGTGGAGGGCCGGGCCAGCTTACAAGGGTGATAACGTATTTCACCCCAGCGCGAGCAAAGCCATGACCGAATTTCTTGCCAGCCTCAAAGGCTACCGGACCATCCTTATCAACGCCGTGCTGGCGCTGGTGGGCGTTCTCGTCGCGCTTGGCGTGATCCCTGCATCGCAGGCGGTCGGCGTCACGCAGGAAATGCTGTCCCAGAATATCGACGCCCTGATCGGTGGCCTCGGTGTGGCCGGTGCAGCCGTCAACATTCTTCTCCGCCTCGTCACCACGACCCCGGCGGGTAAGCAGGCACCGAAGGTGGCTGGCTAAATTGCGCATCACCCCGCCGTACCTAAGACGTACGGCGGGGCTAGCGCATTGAAAGGGCACCCAAAATGGCTTGGATCGCAGCAGCAGTAGGCGTCGGCGGATCGCTCCTCGGGGGCATGTCTGCCAACAAGGCCGCGAAAAAGGCGGCTGCGGCGCAAGAGGCCGGTGTCAAACGCGTCGAGGCCAACACGGGCTTGAAGTCCACGTACAGCCCCGGCGGACAAGCCGCCTTCGGGCAGGCGCAGAACCTCCTCGGCCTCGGACCGAACCCGGAAGCGGCCCAAGCAGGCTTCCAGAACTACCTCGACAGCGCAGGCTATCGTACGCAGATGAAGGGCGGTATCGACGCCCTCAACAGCAACGCCGCGGCTCGCGGCATGCTGAAGTCCGGCGCGACCCTCAAGGCTACTCAACGCTTCGGCTCGGGCCTCGGGCAACAGTATTTCAACAACTACATCCAGCAGCTTAACCAGCAGTCCGGCATGGGCATGCAGGCCGACCAGACGCTTGCCAACGTGTACACGGGCGGCGCGGCTGGCGCAGCGAACGCGCAGATGGCCGCTGGCGATGCCACGTCGAAAGCCTACGCCGGTGCGGCATCAAACATCGCAGGCGCGATTGGCGACATGCGCGGCGCTCCCAAAACACAGACCGGCGTGGTCGCTACGACTGGCGTCGGCGTTCCGCCGAAAGGGTAAGCCATGTACAACGTGATGGACGACTTTCGGTCAGGCCGCGCGGCCCGGCAGGAAAGCAACAACCAGAACTACATCGCGGACCGTCGGGCGATTGAAGACCCGTACAAGGACGCTGAACTGAAGCGTGTCAACGACGCTCGCAACGCGCTTGTCGCCAAGGGCGTCGAGTTTGGCGACCCGGACGCCGCGCGCACGGTGCAGACGACGCAGTTCGAGGCTCAGAAGCAGCCCGGCGAACTGGCGCAACAGGCCGCGACCCTCGACCAGACCAAGGCTACCACGGACGAAACGAAGGTAGACACCACCAAAAAGATTGGCGACGAGACGCGCGCCGCCGCGCTCCGTGGCCTAGATGCTATGGAAGCTCTGAACCCCAAGGACGTCGCTGACCTCGCGCAGCGCTTCACGCCGTCCATGGCTGCCTCGCTGGGCATCAACCCGCAGGCGTTCCCGCAGCTTCTCGAAATGGCGAAGCAGTTCCCCGACATGCCGACTTTCTTCAAGTCCATGCGCGACGGCTTCATGGGCCAAGAGAAAGTCACCGGCACGATCAGCGGGTACGACGCCCAAGGCAAGCCGATCACGATCAACCAAGGCGACCGCGACAAGGCTGGCGTCATCCCCGGCTTCAGCACTGTTGACCAGCGCGCCGCCGACGACGCGCACCGCCTGTCTGTGGCGAGCGCTGAAGCGACCCGCGCGCTCGGCGTGCAACGTCTCACCGGCAAGCCCGGCGCGACCACGCCGGAACAGGCTGCCGCGCAAGAGGTGGCTCTGTTCAGCACCATTGACGACATGCGCAACCAACTGAATACGGCTGTGCAGTCCGGCGCGATCCCGAACAGCGACACCGACGTCATCTCGAACCTCTGGACGGGCGACAACCCCATCGGGCGGTTCATCGGCTCACTCACCGGCGACAAGAAAGAGGAAATGCGTCGTACGATTGACGACACGACGACCATGCTCCTCACGAACATCATCAACGCTCCCGGCATGTCGTCTCGCCTGTTCGATACCGAAGGCGAGAAAAAGATGTGGCGTGACATGCTCGGCGGCGGCGGCTCGTACGGCGCTCGTTGGGCAGCCATCGACAAGTTCCAGCGCTGGGCGGAAGCCCGCCTCGCTGACCCGTCGCGGCTCGGTCGCGAGGACGTCTCGAACGCCCCCACGGGCGGAGCTACCACACAACAGCCTCCCGTCGCCGGGGGCAACCTGCAAGAGCGGGCTGACGGCGTCTACCAGTGGACACCGGGAACTGACTAATGATTGTCGAGGGTCCAAACGGTCTGCGCGTGGAGTTTCCCGACGGGACTGACGCGGCGACCATCAACAAGGTCATGTCGGAAGCACACGCCCGTCGTACGGCAGTGGCTAAGCCCGCTGGCCCGCAGAAGATCGAACAGGTTCAGGCGGAGAAATCCGGCTTCGACAACTTCGTAAACGGCCTCGACCGGCTGCCCAACCTTGTCGGCATGGGCCGCATGGGCATCATGGGCGATCAGTCCACCGGCAACAAGACCGGCGACCAAGCGCGCAGCGACTTCGGCGGCGGCGCGGCGCAAGCGTTTCAGGCCAGCGGACGTGCAGCGACCAACCTCCTCGGACCCGTAGACGACGCTGTCATCGCGGGCATTTCCGAGATGACGACCAACGACCAAGAGAACTTCTTCCAGAAGTTCGACCGTACGCAGCAGCAGGCTGAACAGCTTCGCAAGGACCAGCCGCTCGCCTCCGCCGTTGGCGACGTGGCGGGCTTCGGCTATGGCGGCGCGCTGCTTGGCCGGGCCAGCGGTGCTATCAAGCTCCCCATGGGCCTCACCACGAAAGGCGTCGGCGCGCAGTCCGCGATCCTCGCTGGCGGTCACTCGCTGCTGGAGAACCCGACAGACCCCGGCAAGGCCGCAGAGGACGCAGTCTACAGCGCCATCTTCGGCAAGGCCCTGCAAGGCATTGGTGACGCCATCATCAAACCGGCTGCCGACATCATCGTGCCGCGCGTCGGGCGTGCCCTTGAGGGCGGCAAGAAAGTCAAGAACGCCGCTGGCGAAGTGGAAATGCTGCCGAACGGCAAGCCGAAGCGCGTCCGCGACACTGAGGAGTTCAAGCTGTCGGTGGCGCAAGTCAACCGCATCTCCAGCCGCCTCAAACTGCCCGTCGCTGAAGTCCGCAAGAGCGTAGACGAGTACGTTGCTGCGAACGGCGTCGATGCCAACATCCTCGCTGTCGCCGGTGACGACACGGCTGAAGCTTTCGGCAAGCTGTCGCGCGCCAAGAAAGACGCTGCGCAGGTGTTCCGCAAGGGCGAGGAAGATACCTACAACGCGCTGCCTGATCGCATCGGCACCGCTGTCGAGCGCACGGGCGACACACGCTCTGCCACCGGCGCACTGGACGATCTTGCTGCCCGTGGCGAAGCTGCCATCGGCGGACGTGAAGCCCAACTCGCTGACGACCTCGCACGGACACAGGCCAAGGCCGCAACCGTCGGACGCTCCATTGACGACAGCGCCGAAGCTGCGGCCCGTCGTACGGCTGACGCGGCTCGCATGCAGTCCCAAGGCATTGACGACACTGCCTCGCAGCAGGCACGCGCCGCCACACTGGCAGGCGACCAGACCAAGCGCATGGTGCGCGACGAGACTGGCGCGCTGATCGCCGGGCAAGAGGCCAAGATCGACGCTGCGGGCGCTCGCATGTCCGGCACGCTCCAGAAGCGCGCGGAAGGCATCGCGACCGACAAGGCCGTGCTCGCGGACCTCGACAAGCAGACCACCGCCACCTTCCGCGGTGTGAAAGACCCTGTCACCGGCAAGTACAGCGGCGGTATGGCCGACAAGCCTGTCGAGCTTCCGTCGGGCTGGGTGAAGAAGAATTTCCCGCACGACCCCAAGACCATCACCGCGGTCCTGAAAGCCAAGGCTGAAACGCTGCCGCAAGGCGAAGCACTCGACCGCCTCAACAAGGCCATCGACAGCTTCTCTGCCAAGGCGGGCGAGCCGGGGCCGATGACGCTGACACTGGACGATGTGGACAGCCTTCGCCGCGCGCTCAGCAAGCCCGTGGACGTCGCAGGCGTGCGCTACAACCTGAAAGACATCGGCAGGGCGCTGACCAAGTACGCCAGCGAAGTGCATCCGGCCTACAAGTCAGAATACCTCGACGTGTTCGCTGCCACCAAGGCCGGGCTGGAGGCTCGTAAACTGGGGGCGGCTGCCACGGGCAAGAACGCTGCGACCGGCGCGGCTGACCTCGACGTCGCTGTGGCTCAGCAGCCCGGCGCTCTGGGACGTCTCGCTGTCAAGCAGGGCGCGCAGGACGCTGCTCTGCAAGCCATCGCGGCCACGACCAAGGACGGCGCACAGACCCTGCAAGCCGCCAACAGCATCCTCCGCAACGCGGACGCCATCATCAAACTCGCTGGCAAGGAAGGCGAGGCGCTGGTACGCACCGTTCGTACGACCATGACGAACGTGAAGAAAATCCAGCAAGAGATTGCCGACATAACGGCTGCCGCTCGTACGACACGCGAGGGCATTGCCGACGACGTACGGCAGCAGACCCAACGTATCACTGACGACGCCACCGCGGCGAAGCGGGACGTGACCGAACGTGCGACATCTGCACAACGCAAGATCAGCGACCAGCGCGACACCTTCAAGCGGGCGCTGTCCGACAAGGAAGCCGCTCGTCTGCTGGAACTGAAGCGTGCGGCCAAGGCCCAACTCGACGCCATCAAAGCGTCCATGTCCAAGAACCAGCGTGCTATCGACGCCGCCTCGAAAGTCATGACCATGACGGAAGCGGAGTTCGGCGCTGCCACGGCGGGCTCGCAGGAACCTCTCGGCGCTGTCGCTCGTGGAGCCATCGCTGGCAAGGCCGCGCAGTCACCGGCGGACGCTGTCGGCGTCATCAAAGACCTGACCGTGCCCGCCACCGGGCGGCGCATCGCCAAGGTCGCCGGACAAGAGACTGCCGACACGCTCGGCACTGTCGGTCGTACGCAGCGTGCGGAACTCGAAAACCTCGGCAAGGCTGCGCAGAGGCCCAAGGACAACGGCCCGATTGGTGAGGAGCTTAGCCTCGCCATGGAAGCCCTCGCGACCGCGACCGGACGTCCCGGCCCCGGCTTCGTGACGGCTATGGTCAAGCGCGGCGTGGCCTCGCTGACGAGCTTCGGCATCTCGGGCAAGGCTGCTAAGGCAATCGCGGAGGCCATGCTGAACCGTGATGCAGCGTTCGTGAACAAAATGCTCAACCGACTTGCAAAAACTGAGGGTCAACGTAAAGTGATAGCAGAAGCTATCCGCATGTGGGCTACAGGCAGTGCGGCATCATCAACAGCGAACGTGCGATAATGAACCCGACCTCAACAGTTGACACAGCCGGACAAGCTGCGATGTACGGAGGAGCCGCCGCTACCGGCGTGTTCTGGGGTCTGTCTGT